ATATTTATATTATATAAGGTATATTGCGAGTTTCTTTTACACAAGCTGCGAGGTTCTTTTATTCTACATACGAGTTTCTTTTATACTTGCTACGAGTTTCTTTTATCCCTGCTGCGAGTTTCTTTTACGCAAAATCCTGCTTTTTGCTGTCAAACAAACTCGTAATTGCCGTCAAAAAATCTCGCAGTTCGCATCAAACAATCTCGTAATTCACGCTAAATTTTTTGTTTCCTGCGCTTTTCGTCAAACAAACTCGTAGTTTTATGCCAAACGGATAGGGTAGGGGAGTGGTCTCGCCCCTGATCTTTTTACGCCTTTTCAAATCAAACAAACTCGTAGTTCGTTCCGCTGCATCAACCATCCATATCTGGCCGTCTGAACCATATTTTTTCAATCTTTTGGTCAAACAAACTCGTAATTCTGGCTATGGGTGGTCATAAATCAACTTCAAATCCCGCCATGCGCCGCCCGTCCATACCGTCCTGGCTTTATTACAATCGGTATTTTTTGCGCTTTTTCACCGTAAAAGAAACTCGTAGTTCAGCTCTAAATACTCTGCTCATCAATCGGCAGCAGGGGAGAGGGTTTGATTTTTTTTGCAGTTTTCGGCGTAAAACAAACTCGTAATAGCTGCAGCAGCCAGCGCCGGCCGGATTCAATCTTGTCGCATGTATCATCTATCAATTCATAAACCGTTCATATTGGCCGTTTTCCCGGTTTCACACCCCATAAACGCATATACCAAAAAGTATACACCCCACATGCCGGCAATTCAACAAAAATCAATCCCGTCAACCAAATAACAACCGCGTACACATTCTTGGGTATAACTTTGTACAACCTGCCTATTGTATTCGTACCCATAAATGTGTACAAAAAGGACAATCTAAAAAGCAAATCAGGAGGGAACAAACATGGAAATCAAACCTATGGGTAATACAGAACAGGAAAAAATGTCCAGCTTGTGGGGTTATTTCATCGCGTGCTGCAAAATTCTTGATGATGTTACAATCGAGTATCAAGAACCCTGTATATCGGATTACTACCTCAATCACATTAGCGCCATGCAAAGCAAAACAATCCTTTCCGGCATGGAAAAATTTCATACCCTTGCTAATGAGCGTGTGATTAAAATGCCCTCTAAACTCTATCCTCAAGGCAAAGCCGTTCTGGACGTAATGACTGCTATTGTTGCCGCCAGCGGAAAATACCCGATTGCCAAAACCAGAATCGCAGATCTGCATGAATTTGAGCTGCTGGCTCGTGCGACAATCGGTACCTGCTGGAGAGAGGGTAATATGCTCAAGGTTGTCCGTAATCTGGAAGGTATCTCCCTACAAAAACTGGCAGAAAAAAGCGGCGTCAGCAAAAACACAATTTTCCGCATTGAGAACAACCAGTCTATCCCGCGCATTGACGTTTTGCGTAAGCTTGCTGATGCTCTGGAAGCCCCCCTGGAACTTGTAGCCATCGGCATTGGCAAAACCGAACCGGAAACAGCCCCAGAAGAAGAAGTTCCTAACCCCAGTGCCCCTAAATTGCCGAGCGTTTACGATAGCCAGGATCGTAGCGCTGACGATGAAATCAAAGCTTTTCAAAAATAAAAAGGTAAACCACAATGCCTCAAAAATTAGAAATTGCACCCAACACTGTTTTTGATCAGTGGACCGTCATTGGCCGTTCTAAGGACCCGGCAAAAGCGAAAAAAGGATATCTTGAATGCCGTTGTTCTTGCGGAACTATTTCTGATGTTTCCGGGCACTCACTCATTAGCGGGAAAAGTAAATCATGCAAAAAATGCGGGTATGCAAGATCGGCGCTTACTAAATTAGAAGCAAACACTAAAAATTCAAAAGAAAAATATGAGGGGAAAACAATCAACGGGTTTTTTATAAAAAAGATTGTTGATAAAGAAAAAAGCGGCACTTGTACCAGATGTATTGCAATTTGTCCCAAGTGTGGGCGCGAATTCACAACGCGGTTGTCAAGCATAAAGAATTTACAATTCTGTGGTCATTGCGAACGAGACAAAAAAGAACTACTGGAAATAACCAGAAAAGTCGTAAACGTGGATGGAACCGACTTGTCAAAAATTCGTTCGCGCATAAACGGAACAGTAAATAAAAACTCTAGAACCGGGATAAACGGTGTTGCGCTTACCAAAAAAGGCACCTACAAAGCATATATTAACTTTAAGCATAAACGCATTCACCTTGGTTTCTTCACCAATCTAAAAGACGCAGCCGCTGCCAGAAAAGAAGCCGAAGAAATTCTTTACAATAAATTTTTAGACGATAACGCCGGTTGGGAACAGCGCCTGGCAGACGCAATGGCCGAATACAAAAAGAACAAGAAATAACCGTCAACTTCGCTAAAGCTTAATTTAGCGAAATATAGGGGACCCAATAAAATTTTCAAAACCTCCTTGACATATGACATAATTTAAAGAACATGCAGAAAAACGGAACAATTTGTGTTGTCTGCGGAAAAACTTTTGCTGCAGTAGATCGTAGTAATGCTTGTTCTCCTGAATGTTTAGCAATTCTTAAAAAACAACAGCAATACCATAAGGACATAAAACGTGGGCGTTATAAAAAATTATCAAACACAAAAGGAGAACCATCATGATAACTGAAATTATTGTAGGGGTTCTTGCCTGTACCCGTAGAACCTCGGAACATGGCCCTATCACAACCACCTATTTTACCTTTGTGTCAAATGATCCGTATCAGGCCCACCGTCTTCCGGCTGGCTGGGTTCTTCAAGGCCAAAAACCATCCGGTGTTCCCTGTAAAAAACTCGTCACCATCGAACTGCCGGATTATATTCATGATGCCAATAGCGATTTTGGCACTCATTATATTTCTGAATATTCCACCAAAGACGGCAACGCAAACAAGGTTTTCTTTTCCTGTGATGCTACCCCCGTTCTGGACGGCTTTGAACCTGCAATCAACTCCGCCATTCAAACCATCAAGATCTCCACACCAACCCCATCCGGCAAGCGCGAGGATCTTCCCGCCAAAGTTCTTTCTGTTTCTGAACTGTATTGATACTTCCAACCGGCTAAAAAATAGGGAGCACCCAAGGTTTCAAACCAAAGGTACTCCCTATTCCTGTTTGTATAATTCTTTGCTGTTTTTACTCAAGCGTAAACTTTACTTGCCACGAGCCGAAAGGCTGATAAAAGCTTTAATCTTTTACTTGTATTATATACCATGGGTAGCAAGCTCTGTCAACCTTAACGCTTAAACAAAAACTCCTGTATATCATCAAATGCTCGCTGCATCTGCTCCACATTGTCGCCGTTCAGGTTGTGCCCCAGCTGTGCAAATTCTGCCCGCAGCAGCATGTTAATGCTTTCATCCAGGCTATTCAGGTGCTTCTTCACACCCTCCAACTGTTTGTCAAACGTGTCGCAGCGCCCTTCCACCGTTTTCAGCCGCTCTTCAATCTTGTCCATCCGGGCATCCTGATCTCTGTTTGGCTTTTTCAAAAAGTTGTTGAACTTAACCCCCTGGGCAATCGCATTCGAAATACTAACCACCGCCGCACAAGCTGAAAGCACCAGCATCAGTATGTCCTGCGCCGTAAATGTAAATACCGGGTTAGGCATCTGCATTCACCTTCTCTCCGGCAGCAGCTTCACCCGCCTTCATCTGCTCGTAAGCCGCCTGGGCAATCGCACGCGCCTGCTCCTCTGTAATGGTAACGCCGGCCTGCTTGGCCACTTCCATAATCAGTTCTGCGGCACGCTTGTTCTTTTCCTCGCCGGAAATATCGTTAAAATACTGCTTGATATATTTACAGGCGCTTAACCCCCACTGCATCAACAGCGGGTAGCCGCTCAACAGGTTCAGCGCCTTGTTTACTGTTTCCTGGGCGTTCGGCAGCACATATTTGCCAACCATAAAAGCAACCACGCAAACCAGGCCCATCACAATATATACAATTCCCTGTTCCATACCTAACCTCCAATCTCTTCCGTGTCACTTGTCTCATCAATCGGCGTAAAAATTTCATCACCAGGGGGCGCATTGTCACCCTCTGTTTTTTCTTCTTCCGCTACTTTTTCCCTCACCTTAATCCAGGCGTTACACAAATTCTCTGCACTCATTGCCGCAAACAGCCCAATGTTAAAAGACGATTCCGGTAACTGTCCGGTCCTAAAACACAGAATCATGTATACAATCGCGTAAATAATCGTTGCGCCCATTGTAAAAACAATAATCTTTTTGCTGAACCTCATCAGGCTCCAGTTTTCCTTCATAAAAATCACCTGCTTTGGCTGCACTCAGGTATGGCTCTTCACCGCTTTTTGGCTAATATAACCATAAACCGTTTTGAACCAGCCGTTCACGACCGTCTCATATCCAATGCAAACAGGCTTGCCGGTCTTGGCATTCGGGCTGCTGATCACCCCAATGGACTGGTACTGCATCCCGGCACCCTTGCGCACATTCCACTTGCCGTTGTTCAGGGTAATGGCTTTTGTCACAGTCTTTTTCACTGCCGGTTCAACCTTCGGCTCCTCAGCCGCTTCCTGCTTGTCCACCTGTACACTGTGCTGGTTTGCATTGGCCCACAAAATCACACCGCGGCTGGCCGGCTTAAAGTCATCATCCAGCCAGCATAGCGGGTTCTCGCGCACACCTTTCCAGCGCACCTCAAAGTGCAAATGGGCACCAAAACAGTTGCCGGTCTGGCCGCTGTAGCCAATCACTTCGCCGGTTTTCACCTTTTGTCCAACCTTCACCGTGATAGAATTCAAATGAGCATACAACGTTTCCAGCTTGCCGCCTTTATACGCCGTATGCTCAATCTTCACCATATTGCCATAACTGTTGGTGTCGCCCTGGGTCACTCGCCCATTCCAATGGTAAACCACGCGCACCGTTCCATCTTCCGCCGCAAACACCGGTGTTCCCACCAAAGCGCGGAGGTCAATTGCCCTGTGCAGCGCCCCACTGTTATATTTCCAACCAGCCGTAATCACATGCTGCGCCAATGGCCACCCAAAACATACTTCTCCATTCTTCAGCCGCATCTTCCATCAGCCTCCTTTTAACATTCCATCGTATTGTAAAGTAATTTTGCTTCACGGTTATTTTAGCTTAGTTAATAATCCCACGAAATGGTATTTGGGTTATTTGTCGTCCAACCGTAACTGTTATTACCAAAAGTTGCATTATTTTTACCAGTATAAACCTGAATCTCTCCTGTGGTTTTAATAATGCAAACAGCAGGTCCAAAAATCTGGCCAGACGTTGTTACATTTAATCCAAAAGGACAATAAGTATTGACTTTCGGTCTATAGGCAGACTGAACTGTTCCAATTTGAATAAAGCCAGCCGCGTCACTTGTTGCAGGTCCCATACACTGAAAAGTCAAATAGACTCTTCGTCCACGGCGATGTGCTTTTTCTGTATTTGCCCACATCGTAATGCCGGACTTCACAGTATACACACTCGAAACAGATAAGGACACCCACTCTGTACTCGCATCATACGCATCTTTTACCGCTTTGGGAGTTGCCGCAATACCACCATTGGTCGAACTCGTTGAACTGGTCGAATCACTTAATCTCACACCGCCCAAAGTCGAAGCATTACCTGTCGGCAATGTGTACTTGGTATCAGTCATAGGTGGCGTATAACCCAGTGCATTTGTCACGTTACTCTTACTAATGCTGATCGTACCGCCGCTCACTGTAATATTGCTGCCAATCTTTACGCCACCCAGGGTTGAACTGGTAGCGGCAGGCAGCGTATAAGTCGATCCACTACTTGCAGGCGTCATGTAAATCTGGTTTGCATTCAAAGTGCCTGCACTTTTGGCATTGTCATACTGGCTCTGTGTTAGATAATTGATTACTAAACTGTCTAACCTTGTATTTGTCGCCATATTGTATACTTCTCACCTCATTTCACAAATACTCGGATGTGGTTTTTATCCAGCCGTTCCATCACACGGTATCCGGTTTCTGCATTAGTTCCAATGCCATTATCGTTGGCAGCACAAAATCCGTTTACTTCACAGGTGCCGTCGTCCACCACAACCAGCTTTCCCATCAGGCCAACAGCATCCCATTCTTTGCGCTGTCCGCGGGCAATATACTGTTTGTCATTATCATAGTTCGGGTTCAACACCAGGCCGTTCTCTGTGGTGCTGTCATGCTTCAGTGCTCCAAAAATATCACGCTCGTACATGCCAGCCCACTGGTCCTCAGCAGTATCGCCCAGCACAGTCGGGTTGCCGGATACAATACCCAAAATGTAAGTATCTTTGCTGTTTGCCAGTCGAATGTATTTCCCATCCAACGTCACAAACATGCCACGCCGGTCTTCCCCATCAGGGTTCCCGTCCTGCCACTCAAACATTTCCGCATAGTCAGCGCCGGAAGAAGAATAGGTTCCACCGTAAGCCTTACCATCATAATCAATACGGAAGCTATTGCTTTTAGCGGAAGATGTACCATTACCGAAAATTAAAACATTACTTGTCGGAGAATTGTTAGACAAAATAGCATAAGTCGAGACGCAATAATTTCCTCCAACAAAGCCACTATTCAATCCGTCGTAATATGTAGTGACATAATTATTTCCACCTTTTAATCCAGTAACTTTGTTTCCGGTACCAACAATCAAAGAATGAGATGGCCCATAATCAGCTCCGGCACCAGCAGAAACTGTGTCGATAGAGTTTTCTCCCAGGATAACATTTCCACGTCCGTCCATAAGGCTGTTCGTTACATTTGCTTTTGTCAGGCTAATCGTGCCACTGCTCACTGTAATATTGCTACCAATCTTTACACCACCCAATGTAGAACTTGTCGCGGTCGGCAGTGTATAACTCGTACTACTTGCCGGTGTCATATAAATCTGGTTTGCGTTCAGTTTTCCATTTGTCTTAGCCGCATCATACTGGCTTTGTGTCAGGTAGTTAATTACCAAACTGTCCAGCTTTGTATTTGTCGCCATAATCATATACCTCTTGTTACAATCGCGCTGATTGCGGATAATCCGCTCGGCAGCCCAGTCAGTTTACCGTTGCTGATGCTTAGGCTCAGGTTGGTGCTGCTTGGGCCGCCGTACATGGCGCTCTTGTGGTACTTATCGCCCTCAAACGCGATCAGGCTCGTAGACTGTCCGCCCCAGCCGCTGGAACTGGTCATGGTGCCGTAGCCCCAAATCTTGATTGCCCCGTCAGTGCGCTTAAAACTAACGCTGGGGTTGGTGTTCGTGATGGCGTATGCTTCCACATTGTTATTGCCACTGCCGCCGGAACTCCCGCCGCCGGCATAAGTTCCTGTCACACCAAAAATGCTCACACCGCTCTTAATGTTCCCGGCCACCAGGTTTGCATCGCCTTTAATGGTCTGGGCACCACTTAAATACTGGCTTGCCGCAATACTTTGGTCACTGGTCTTTGGGGTGTAAGTTGCCGCAGCCTTCTTAGTTATGCCACTGCCAACATAAGTTCTGGAAACAGCGTTTACCGTTACGGAACTCAAACCATCATACCCGCTGTCCGGGCTGATGGTCTGGGTACTTTCACTAGGTGTCGCGGTTTTTGTCTGTAGCCTGGGGCTGCTTCCGCCACTGCTGCTCCCAGCATAACTACCTGTCACATTAAAAATCTTCACACCGCTTCTAATGTTACCGGCGGTTAAATTGCTGTCACCCTTAATCGTCTGGGTCCCGTTCAAATACTGGCCGGATGCAATGCTCTGGTCACTCGTTCCCGGCGTATAAGTCGCAGCACTCTTTTTCGTTACGCCGCTTCCCACATAAGTTCTCGATACTGCATTTACTGTAACCTGGCTCAAACCGTCATAGCCATTGTCTGCCTTGATCGTCTGTGCGCTCTCACTGGGGCTAACCGTCTTGCTCTGCAAACTCGCCCCACTGGCACCACCAGTCACAAAACCTCCCTGCATATCTACCTGCGTACTTCCTAAATAAACTCCCATATAAAAATCACCACCTACTAATTGTCACACTTGTTGCGCCCACACTGGCTGCCGTAATACTGATCGATTTTGCACTGCTGCCATCCCATGCACCTTGGCTTGTCCCGTTCAGGTTAATCGTCAAAGCTGCATTCACCTTGTTGGCGCTCGTTGCGGCACCGCCTGCACTGCTGGACCCAGCATAATTGTGGGTGTGGCCGCTTGCCGCCTTACCATCAATCAAACCTTTCAATACCTTGCCCTGGTTTGCGCTCAAGCTATCTGTGGTCGAAGTCGAAGTCAAGTTGTCCTGGATTCCTCGCCATGTATTTGCCGGCACAGCCCAGGTCCCGTCTCCACGCAAGTAATATGTCTGTTGGCCTTTGGCCGGTGCCGGAACAAGTCCTGTACTGCCCGCCACATCAGCGGTCGCTTTCGCAAACACACCATAGGTTGTATTCGTATCCGGGGGTACAGCCCAGGTTCCGTCACTGCGCAGGTAACGGTTCGCATTGCCCGCCACCGGCGCAATCACCAAGCCAGTACTGCCCGCAGCGCTCGTAGTCGCCCCCTTAAAGGTGCCATAGGTTGTGTTTGTGTCCTGGGTCGTAATGGTGCTGGTCGTACCGTCATCTTTGGTACAGGTAATCGTTGTGCCGTTTACACTCAGGGATTTAATCACTCCGTGCGTATGGCTGCTCGGTGTAAAGGTACTCGGTTTCCCCGTCACGCTGTCCCATGTATGGGTGTGTCCGGCCACAGCATAATCACTGGTGTTCTTGGTCACAATCGTGCCAAATGCGCCCCTGTTGCAATAAGTCAGGTTAGAACTTGTTCCACTATACGCGCCGTTCCAATAAGCGATAAAACTCATATCGGGCACATACTGCTGGTCGGTTGCCGCATCTTTCCAGCCACTGGCACCTTGTTCTGTCAAAGTTCGCACATTCTTGACAGCTGCTGTCCCTAGCGCCGGGAAATCCGTGATCTGGCTCTTGGTGTGTGTGTGGTTGCTCGCAGCTTTGCCGTCAATTAACGCCTTCAAAACTTTGCCCTGTGCGGCACTCAGGCTCTGATCCGTGGACGTGCTTGTCAGGTTATTTTGTACCCCACGCCATGTATTCGTATCAGTAAACTTGGCATCCGCAGGCACGCTTTTGCCCAAAGTATAAGTTGTAACAACAGGTTTTCCATCATTAAAATAAACCGGCTGTGTCGCACTTCCTGCGCTGCTTGTCAACTTTGTGGCGGTGTCTGCATTGCCGGTCAACTTGCCAATAAAACTCGGAGCTGTTACAGAATCGCTCACATACAATTTGGACAGCAAGCGGGACACTCCGTTTACAATAAGGTTGCCTAACTGAGCCATCCTATCATCTCCTTTTTACATCTCTATAAAGTTATCCATCACGATTGAATCATCGGTGAGTTTACCGGCACTTGTTGAGCCATCAACGTAATTATCGGCAGGTACAACCCGGATATTGGAATATGTAATCGTGCCTTTTCCATTGGAATAATTCGTCCGGCATCCAAGCTCTAACCCAGTACAGTCGCTGGTTATGCTGAACGTAGCAACATATCGCTTGCTCCCGCTGTCAGCGCTTAACACAAGATCTTTGAATCCTTTTAGATTGTTGATCGCGTTACACATTGGGTTGCTATAATTCCAACTCCAGCTGGTTCCGTCATAACAAGAACCTTGACTACCAATATTAAAATTATTAAAATTATCCGCCACATCTGTTTTAAAGCCACTCCAGATAACGGTCATATCAATTACATAGCTTTTACCTTTTACAAATCCTGTGATATATCGTCCCATACATGAATTTGTAACAGACGCAGTTGGTGTATATCCTTCGCTCATAAACGTGTTCAGCATAGCGCCGTTTGTCTCTACAAAACTTCCCGCATTCACAACCCCGCTTTTATTCACTCCCACACTCATGTTTCAATCAGCTCTCCCTTCATCATCATCGTTCCGGTGCTTGTAATCGAAACCGGTGTGTTGTATAGCTCTGCAATGTCCGCCTCCGATAGAGCAGTAGCATAAATGCGGAAATCGGAAAGCTTGCCATGGAAATTTGTATTCCAATCATTTCCCGCATAACTGTCACCCAATGTAAATGTGCCCGCAGGCATTATTGTTTTATCTGCATAGGCAGCGCTGCAATTTTTCTTGCCATCCAAATACCAGGTCGCTACACCTTCTTTGTATACATAAGTGAACAAATGCCAGGTATTTATTGCAATATTACTTCCGCCTTTCACATAATTCGGACTAACGCTTCGGTATCCCCACTGCGCACAGCCTTCGGTATTAACTGCCAGCCACAAACCGGAGCCGCCATAACCGTTACTGTTCAACCAAGTAGAATATGCGCCGCCTTCAATTTGGTTCAGCCAAACACTAATCGTGAAGTTGCTCGCAGCCTGCCCGCCAAACGGCATTTTCCCAGTAATATAATTTTTATAAGGAAACTCATAACACTTATCATACATCGGGCTGTTCCCAGCCAAAACCGGCTGACAAGCGCTTGTAACACTGCCATGGTTTCCAAACCCGCTTGTATCATACACCGTGTTATCCGCCCAGCTGCCATTGCTTCCACTTGCCGCCGTACTGCATTCACTTACGCAAACGTCTTTCAAGTCAAAATCGCATGTATAAACTTTGTCTTTGGTCACCAAACTCTCTGAGTAAAATTCAACCAGCGGTTTCGTATCATACTCTGTGCCGGATCTTGTGTACTTTGCGTCCAGCTTGATCTGGATGTGGTATTCATGCCACTGGTTGTCCGCCACCGTGATCGTCTTCATACTCGTAACCCAGTCATTGCTGATGTGTGCCGCTCTAAAGCTAATGTTAAAGTTCTTGCTGTGGCACCGTACCTTGCAACTGTAATCATATGTCTTGCCCGCAGTAAAACTAAAAGTAGGGAAGTAAAAATTAGGCCAGGTATTATTGCCGGTTCCTGTATAACTCAGCTTGTAATTATACCCGCGTTCATTTGCCAGCTTGGTCACAGTATAGCTACTACCGCTCGGCTTCCCCTCAAAATTATCTCCACTATATTTGTTAATACTCCCTGTTGCATACGGGTCATTCAGCGGATAGTGACAGCACAGCCCTTGTGCAATCTCGTGAACTTCTTTAGGGGTGAGAACGTTATCGTAAATACGAAAATCAGCGATAGAACCGTTATAATAATAAATATTACCTCCAGAATAATGGAAGCACCCAATCCCAACACCAATACTGTCCGCAAATGTCGGTGCCGTTCCGCTAAAAGCCGCATTAACCTGTACCACACCGTTCACATAAATCTTGATGTTCGTTCCACTTTTAACAAACGCAACGTGGGTCCACTGGCCGCCCGTTACGCTAAATGTCCAAGTTGTACTGCCAAACCACGCCAGGCATTGTGTCATGCTTCTAACTTCCAGCCCATAGCCAAATGTAGAATAATCTACTCGTCCAACAGAGAACACATACTGGGTAGCCGTTCCGGTATAATTCGTGTTTACCCATACCACCCAGCTAAAATTATCCAGATAGTCAAAATCATGCACACTGGCGGTTTTAATCACCGCATTTCCAGCAAACGTGGCGCATTTCCCCATATTGCCGTTGCCCCAGCTGCTTGGCGCACCGCTTATTGTGGTTCCATTCAGCCCCAGCTGCCGGGTGTCTCCATTCAGCGGCAGCCATAATTGCAAAGCCAAATCGCGCCACCTCCTTAACTAAACGTAAAATTCACACACTTGTTTGTTGCATCGTATCGCAGTGTACATCCATCGCCAATCATAACCTCATTGGCACTCATGCGTCCGGCAACACCAACACCGCCACTTACCTTCACAGCACCAGTGCTTTTATTCGTAGACGCAGTTGTATTTGTAAACGCAGTCACACCCGTCACAGTTCCACCCGCAGTAGGAAGGTATGGATGACTGTGCGTATCAGCTTTGGTTTTCAGCTTCGCGTCAATCTCGCTCTCTGTATAGTACCGATCATCATGTGTATGGCTTGATGCGGCATAGCTACCCTTTGGCTGATAAGTAGCGTCACCCTTGCCCTTGATGTAACTCCACAGGGTAGAGAATTTCACACGTCCAAAAGTATTGCCGCCTCCCGTATCTTGTCGTACAAAGTAAGTGTTATCTGTAGGAATTGAAGTCCATGTAGTTGTAAGCGTTGCCAACAGACTATTTGCCCCAGCCTCAGACTTGTCTACTTTTCCGCTAATATCTTGATGTGCGGTAAGATACTGACTGTGCGTATGATTTGCGGCAGCTTTCCCATCCACCAAAGCTTTCAGCGCCTTGCCCTGCGCTGCGCTCAAACTATCGGTCGTACTGTCGCTGGTCAAATTGTTTTGGATGCCGCGCCAAGTATCGGTATTCAGCATTACCCAACCAGAGTTATAAATATATAAATCTCCGGGCGGCAGGTAATAAATCTTCCCGGCCAGCGGGGCCAATGGCAGCTCACTTACGCGTTCCAGATCGCTTCCAATCCGAACTCGCCCACCGGCTGTGTCCCGGTAAGTGTTTCCCGTATCCAAGCAGCATACCAGCTGTCCATCCACAATAGGAGTTTCATCCAGCTGCGACTGTTGGATCTCGCATAAAGAAAGTTTTGACATCGTAAAACTCCTTTTTGTAACAATAAAAAAACCGCCTACCTGCGTACAGATAAGCGGTTTCGATTCAGTATTTAATTTGACAAATTTTGCATTGACAGTATAATAATAGCAGAACTAAGGCACCAACGTTTATTCCTTTTTGCCATATCTTCCTCATAGACGTAATAGGCGGTCAAGCCTCCCATCTGCCGCAAGGTATTGTGGAGCGCCCCTACTTTGCCTTCCGGTAAATTCATTTTTGCCAGGAGGTGATGCTTATGCCAGATCTATCCTTTGTTGATACCATCGTCATTATTGGCGTTGTGTTCACTGGGGTACAAACTGTCGTAGCAGTTATCACGTTTTTTCGTGGTAATAAAAAGTAAAACCGCCCTGTCGCCCACAGAACGGTTTTTTGCTATGATAGTTTAACTGTCATACATAAACTATAAACTGAGGCGCGACCGTCTATGTCGGTGCCCTAGTTCTACTATTATTATATATTCAACATTGTTGTTTGTCAATACAATATAAAGCCTTCGCTGCACAGTGCATGTTCTCCTATTCGCAAAACACTGGCCCTGCAGCGAAGGCTATTTTTTTATGTCAACTTGAAATAACTAACCGCTTGTCCGTCTCAGCCAATGGTCTTCCAGGTAATAGCGCCCTCAACAACCTTCACGCGAGTATCCATGGCAGTATTCAGGCCGTCAGCATACGCCTTGGCGGCATCACGGGCAGCATTAGCCTTGGCGGTTGCGTCAGTAGCGGCAGCACCAATGGCCTCGCTCTTGGCGGCAGCCAGCTGTTCAGTACTCACCTTGGCATCCCAGGTGGCCTTCTGTTCCTTGGTCACATGGATGTCGGCATTCGCAGCGTGCGTATCCAGGGCGGTCTGCACAGCCTTGATCTTTTTGTCAGCTTCGGCCTTGGTATAAGCATCAGGCACAGCAACATACAGGCCATCTTCCTCCAGGGTAATGGAGTTGTCAGCCTTGGCGCTCACTTTCACCTTTACACTGATCTTATTGTCAGCAGAAACAGTAACCTCAGCGGTGGAAGTTGCCAGACCAGTGTAAATATCAATCAGGCTGCCAACCGGGATCTTGATCACATCGCCGCTGGTAATGGTCAGCTCAATGTTTTTGTTCTTGGCATTATAAGTACCGCTGGTCACAACCAGATCCTTGCCCAGCGCAATGGTCAGTTCGTCGCCGCCAAATACCGGCAGCTTGATGGTGCGGGTGCTTGCGTCATAAGTCGGTGCATGCACAACGCCAGTCAGGGTGGTAGTAACGGGGTCGCCGCCCTTGGCAACACTCAGCACGCCCTCATTGTAGGTAACATCGGTAACAAACACACCCTTGCCGCCAACAACGCCCGCAATCTTGGCATCAACGTAGTCGGCAACAGCCTTGGTGGTCGGCACATTGTCATCGCTGGCGCTGGCAGCCGGGATCTCAGTTACGGTGGCCTTGTTCAGCTGGATATAGCTGGTGCCATTGAACACATGCAGGGTAAAGTCGCTGGTGCGCACATAAACAACGCCCTGCACCTGACCGGAAGCAGGCAGGGTGCTCACCAGCTTGCAGCTCTTGGTGTATTCAACTGCGCCCTTAAAAATCTGCAAAGTGTCAGTCAAAAAATACAGGGTGTCGTTGTCCTTTACCTGCAGGGCTTCAAACTTAGCTTTGGTGCCATAATTAAATTTTACTTCTGCCATAATTATTTCTCCTTAAATTTCATGTTGTTTTTGTCGATTAAAATTCTTGCCAAACAAATCCAGTGCTTGCAGTGTTGAACGGTTCAACAGCAAACTTTCCGGTATCCAACAGCTGTACAATCCACGGCTCATACTTGCCCGCGGTATTTTTAATCATTACGGTCTGCCCGGCATAAGTGTCGCTGCTGTTGTTCAGCTGTTCATTGGCTTGTCCGTTGCTGTCAAAAACACGGGTTCGGGGGCGGATCGCCTGCTTGCTCTTATCGTCACGGATGTAATAAAACTCCGATGTATCCTTGGTAATAACCAGGTCCTTCTCGTCAATAATTCCATTCGTAATTGCTGTATCCAGGTTTTCTGCGTTACCATAGCCTAACTTGCTTGTAATTGCCATTCTCCCAACTCCTTTCTCCATTTGTCGTTATATAGAAAAATGCAGGCGGTCAAGCCTTAAAACTCAACCACCCGCATATTTCCATCAGTTGTACCATCACCGCCGCCGGAACCGCCGCCGCTCTTGATCTCTACCGCATTGCCAATCGGGCTTCCGTTGGCGGTCAGCTGCAGCATGTCATTCTTGTAGCTCAGGTTGTCGGCCTTGCTGTTCATCATGGTGTTGTTCTTATCAATCATGGCCTTCAGCATGGCCTGCATCGCAATAATCCGCTGGTCCAAAGCATTCAGTGCTTCGTCCGGGATCGTGGCCGCCCAGTCGTAAACATCAACAATTTTAATTTCGCCCGGTCCAACCTTGCGAATATACTGGGTGGTCCTTCCTTCAGCATCCATCTCAATATTGCCAAAGGTCAGCTGGAACTCAATCACACCGGCCTCACTGGTCAGCGCTGTGTCAAACGGCAGCTTATATTCCAGCTTGTTTTTATACAGCTCGTCACTCAGCGTCAAAAACTCGGTGCGGTATTTCTTGCTCACCGGTAACCGGTATTCCAGCATCACCACATAGTCGCGCATGTCTTTGCCTTTGTATTCCGGGTCAGCCAAAAAATGCAGGGTATCTACCAGTTTGCTCTGCTGCATCACGCGCTCCACCACACTGGCGGTCAGGGTATTGTCCTCGTTAATCAGGATCGTGTACATTGCTCGTCTCCTTTCCGCCCACAATGTAGTCAAACTCATTGCGGCTGATTTTGCCTTTGTGCCACAGCGCATTTAGGGTCGCTTCTTTTAATCGGCGATCCAAATACAGCCGCCGCAAACTCTCCACAAAGTCGCTCATAGCACACCTCCTTCAATCAGGCTCAGGGTATAAGCATCAATAATAGCCTCAGGGGTTTTGGCCCCCAAGGCTTTCAGCTTGTCATATTCATAAACACTGATCTCTTCCAACTGCACGGTATCGTATCCTGCCGCCGGAATGTTATAGTATCCGTCCACATGCCAGATGTAGCGCCCATCGCTGCTCACAATTCCTTCGGCATCATCTGCCGTGCAATTCACCATAATCCCGTGTTTCGCCTGGTATTTCACAAAACTCAGGTGGTCAAGGGTATCAATCACCTGGCCGTTATATATCACCTTGTAATACATTTCGTCCCTCAACCTCCTTTACACGCTGAACATTACGCGCACGCCATGCTGCTCATTCGGGGTAACATAGCTGTAAATCTGGCCATCTGCCGCAACCTGCAAAAAGTAATCTGCATACTGAACATTCGGGCTGCGTGTCCAATAAGTGGTGGCCGCACCATCATCGTCATAGCAGATTCGGCTCTGATTATCTGTCATGTAACTGATCGTTGTACCTTCATAAATATACGGCTCACTGTTCATGCTGGGGTTCAGCTCATATGCAGCCGGTATAAAGAAGTAACAATCCGCCGTCACAATTTCCTTAGATGTTCCGCCCGCACTGGATGTCACTTTTACCTGCTGGATCAACTGCTGCCATCCAATCGGCAAGGCATTCGGCAGCCGTTTGTCCAGGTAGGTGCGCAGCGTTGCTGCGGGCCAACCGCCATTGTTGTAATAGCTACTGGTAATCGGCATCTTGCGTGCCAGCGTATTTTTCGCCAAAAACGTCATTGCGCAGCGCTTGTTTGTGTTATCACTTAAATAATACTGCTTAAATCCGCACATCTCATATTCGCGGGTTTCATGCGGCCATGCAGCCAGCTTCCGGCAGGCATTGTCGCCCAGGTCTGCATACCAAACTTTCGCCCAGTACACATCACCCTTGGCAAACCGTTCATATTCTCCGTCATCTGCCTTGGCGCAACCAAACACCAGCGTTGCATTGGTCTGTGTAATTCGTCCACGGTTAATCTCGGTGTAAACAATGTCGTCACCGTAAATGTTAGCCGTATACACATGCAGGTTGTTTTCGCCCTTCTTGTGGCGCAGTACCACCATGTCACGGGTTCCAACTGTGGCGGCTGTTGCGCTTTCGGTGCCCCAACTGATCTTGGCTCCATTATTATTCCAAATGCGGATGCCGTTCATGCCGTTGGTTTCAAAACACTGCATCAGCACAGCATTGGCCGTATCGGTTGTGGTCATCCGGTAATCTACCGCCAGCACCCAGTCCCGGTCTTCCTTCAACAGCTGCACACCGGTATCCACATAGTTGGTGCCATCAAAGGTCTTTTTCTCGTTAATCAAAACCTTCTCTTCAATGTCAGAGTAGCTAAAGTCATTGCCCATCGTAATGGTCACAGCGTCCTTGGGGCTAACCACCTTATTCTCAACACCAACCTTTTTCATTGCGTAAATCTCAACCGGGCGCAAACTGCCAATCTCTTTGCCGTCAAAATAACCAGAGGTATATTCGCAGCTGTCATATACCGCATTGATGTCCTTGTCTCCGTTCACATATCCGCCCTTGTCCCAATGGTCAAACAGGTAGAACTTATAGGCACCTTCCTCCGCCGTGTAGGTCGGGGTATCGCCTTCGTACAACACCATGCTGCCATAGGGGGCAATTGTCTTCTGTTTCTCCGCACCATTGTTCAGGTAGCGCACGGTATATTTCCGCACACTCTCGGTATATTTGGCCGTTACGGTCTGGTTGGTAAATACTGTAACAAACTCTGTGTCCCATCCAGCATAGGTAAAGTCAGTGCTCACTGTGCTCTTCTTGGTCGGCTTCGGGATCGGCTTCTCCGCACGGGTCACAGGGTCAACAGCCTTACCACCCTTGTCAATGTACTGCACATCCAAAACTGTGTGCTCGTCATCATCATTCACAAAGGTCCAGGTAAACTGTTCCACCAGCGTGTTGTAACTGATCTTCAAATCCGGCCACTGTGCATTAAACTCTGCCAGCTTCTTTTCACGCATAATGGGCACATGTACCTTACCCTCCAGTACAGAGTGCTCGGTGTTATAGCCGTTCTCATCCAAGCCGGTCATCGTGTACAGCCGGTCAAGCAGCGCTGTATCCTCGCATTCCCAATCAAGGCCAGTCAGGCGCACGCGGTTCAAACCTGTGCATTTTTCCAACATAGCTTTCAGGTCAATGGTCGGGCAGCTTTCCACAACCAGTGTGGTCAGGTTCTCATAGCCGTCAATCTTCAAATCGGTCAGGTGGTTCAGGTTCTGTGCCGTCAGGCTTGCAATCGCAGGCAGTTCAGCCTTTTCAATCTTGCCGCCCTTGGCAAACGCCACACCGGTAATACCGCTGCCGCCGGCATAAAAATCGGTCAGGTTTACACATCCCGCCAAGCTGATGGATTTCTTCAGGTTTGGCACATTCTGCAAATTCAGGTGTTCCAGCAGCGTATTGTTGCCAACTGCAAAGTCGGTCAGGTTTGTGTTGCGGTAGCCTTCGGTACCGTTGCCAACCTTCAAGTCGGTCAATTTCGCACCATGGCTAAAATCAACATACCCAGGGTAAAATCCACTAATATCGCCAATGCTCTGTATCAGGCTGGCATTGTAAACATAAACCTCGGTATCGTTCATGGCTGCAATCGGGCACTCAATCGTGTAGGTCTGGCCGCGCTTACCGCGCATTTTTACCGGGTTGGAGCCATACAAAACACTCACATAGGTATCTGCATACGGGCGGATATGGAACGTACCGTCCGGCTGCACACCTGTCCAGTTGGTCGGGGTATAGCCGCGGATCGTCATATCATCAGCCGTGCAGGTCGTACCGCTGTATTTGCTCGCAATATATTTTTCCTGGTACTTCTGGTACTGACGGCGCTGGTGGCGTTTGTTGCCGTGCATCATCGGCAGGTAATTGGTCGTCCCATTGTCTTCATAGGTGCGGAAATATTTGCGCCGCATGTCCATGATCCAAAGCTTTTCGGGCTTCACATCCTGGTACGCCTCAATCTTGCGCAAAATACGGTTTGCACTCCAGGCCAAAGCGCTCTCACGGTTCAGGTACATCTTCTGCAAGTCGTCCGCAAAAAGATCTCGTACCTTGCACCACAGCTTGCTGTCTGCCGCGTTAAACACGCTCTTGGTGCCAATGGTATCGGTGTCCTCATAGCCGTAAGTCAGTGTCAATCCGCCCTCGTTGTCGTTACCTTGGCAGGTATCGTTATCATAATCCATGCAAAAATCCCAATGAATCAGATCTTCTGTGTGGGGGAACACATTCTTGGCGCGGTTATCCACCATTGTGTGGCGCTCAGTGAACAGATAATAGAACAGTACACTGTCCTTGATGAAGTGGTCCTCAAAGTGGGCCTTAAACTCTGCATCATCTGCATTTACTACCCAGGTCAGCAAGCTCTGCCAGGCATTCTTTGCTGCCTGTATTTCTTCCTCGGTACACTTTTTGCTAATATAGCGGAACTCAAAGCTGTGGTCTCCGTCCCAAGTTTCCTGGCTCAAATCATCACTCAAAAAGCGGGTCTGGGCATCGGTGTTGTTGTCAATTTCAACAATAACTTCCTTGTGGTTTGCGGGGTCCATGCCCTGGGTGTCATTGTTCTTCTTGCTGTTGCCAATATCACCGCAAGCGTAAAAATGCCACTGGCCGTCCTTAAACACCGTCGCGTTCTCCACGTCCGTCTCCTGGATAAACACCACGCACGGGTAAAACGCCATCGTATCGCGCACCTTCGGGTTCTCTTTCTTCGCCTTGCGGATATATGGGTTAAACGTGTTGTAATCATCTGCAATGCAGGCGTTATTTGCGTTTTCAGAGCTTGCAATGTTTACCTTGATATTAAAATATTTCTCCGGGATACTGTTCTCGGTCAATGTATAGGTGCTGCCGGTGCTATCGTCGCCAAACGTAAATCCGCCAGAACAGTTAATGTCAATGTTTCGGCCGCTCTCGCCATACGCATTGGAGCTGGTGCCCTGGCCTTTATGGCTGCCGGTCGCGGTCCAGTTATCCTCCACAGCGCGTCCGTTCTTGTAAATCTGCTGGATGGTGGTATTAAAAACCTCATTCTTTTTGCCGGTCGTAAAGGTCGGAGCACTGATCTTGATAATGCGCAGGTCCGGGCACTTCTCGGCCAAAAGGTCAGCATCCAGTTCGCCGCTCACGTTGGTAATATCGTTGCGGTTATAGCGTTCAATCATCAGCTCGGCGTTCTTGGCATCCGCAATAAAGTTGTCCAGGATCTCATCGTCCGTCAGCTCCATGCCGTAGGTTTTCATGCGGTATACCTGCACATCACAGTCCGCAGAGCCAATCGTAATGCCAACCGGGTTTGCCTGTGTAAAGTTGTCGCTTGCATCGTACAGTTCCACCTTGCAGGGGATACCGTCGCACCATAGCACCATCTCTTTATACTTGCTGTCCGGCAAAATATTGAACTCAAACTCCAAAAAGTCATCTTCGCAAATCGGCAGCTCAATGCGGTTCTGCTGACTGGTCAGGGTAATCTTTTGTGCCTGTACCGTCAAACCAACGTTGCCATTTGCGCAGGTTAGTGCCGTAGCATCGTAGTCTCGCACATTGGTGGTCTTAAACACCAGCTTAAAGTTCTTACCCTTCTTTTTGGCATCGTCCGCAAACAGCTTATAATCCAGCGTGGCGGTAGTTCCGGCTTTCACGCAAAAGTAAGTGTCGCCGTCCTCGTCAATCTGGTAGCCGCCATTGCTCCAGTCAAAGTTATCGCTTACCGTCATCGCAGTATTGCCATCGGTCCACAGACGGTTTTCGTCCGCATTGGTTCGGCCAGCCGGGTTAAAGTCAAACATCAGGTTGGTTTTCACCGGCTCAATGTTAATACCCAACTCGGTAATTTTTACATTGATGGTCTTTACCGTCTCGCCGCAGGTAATGGTCAGCACATGGCTGCCAATCTCGCTGCTCTTGAACGTCCAGGTCTGTTTGGTGCGTCCTACCGTCAGCTTGCTGGCAACAACGCCGTCCACAGCCAGGGTCACATTGGTGTTGCTGCTGGCCGGGTCATACACGGTATAGCCGATCGCAACATTGCTGTACTGCTTGGCACTGTAATCCAGCACGGCGCAACTGATAATCGGGGTATTATTACCCTCTTCCACCCACATAATATCGTGGCGCAGGGTGTTGCTTGCTACCTGTTTGCCATTGATCTCCGCCGTCATGCTCACTTCCAGCAGGTGGCTGCCGTGCTTCTGGGCGGGCAAATTGTAGGTCATCTGGCGGCCTGTCACTGCAGTGCTTGTTCCGCCAATCGCCTTGCCATCCAACTTAAAGCTGATGTTTTTGGCAATATTGCCATACGGAGTAAACCGGTAAGTTACTTCGCCGGAATAAAAAAGAGAGTCATCAAAAATGCTCTCCAAATAAAACTCAACAACATTAACCGACCAGTTCTTGCTGCCCACACTGCCCATGCTGTCCGTAACCTGCAGCCGCACGGTGTTGTCACCGCTGTGCAAGTATTGCGTCACATCAAAGGTGTTCTTGCCCTGGATGATGGTCGTGGTTGCCACCTTGGTGTTGCCCACATACCAGTTGCCAGTCGCATTGCCGGTGTCATCGCCAGCATTGTCCACACTCGTAAACTTAAATCCGATCAATGCACTGTCGCCCTGAACTACCGTCAGGCTGCTGTCACCAATTCGTTCAATGGTAATGGTGCTGGTTGCCTCACCGCCGCCACCGCCACCACCTTTAATGGTAACAACAGTCTTGGTTGTGCCGTCTTCCAACAGGCTCAAATGACCGTCATCACTGGTGTAAGTAATGTCGTACTCATGGCCGTTGTTGGGCTTAATATCTTTGATCTTTTCCTGGATTTCTGCAATGTCGCTGTTGGCCGTATCCACACTGCCCTGCAAAGCTGTCACGGTATTCTTGGTCACAGTCAAATCATTGGTAAATCCATCCAGGGCAGTTTTGTCCGCTTTATCAGCCAGCAGTTTGTTGGTTGCTTCCTTATTATAATAATCACTCTGCAAGGTGTTCGGCAGGTCGCCCACACTATCCTGCAAAGCTTTCACGGCTTCGTTATTGCTGGTCTTATATTCATCCAGCGCTGTGCTTACCGGGTTTACCGCCGCGCTGATCTTAGCATCCACCGTCTTGCCATATGCGGTCGTCCACTCTGCGCTGGGATCGGTGCTCAAGGTTACAGTTTTAATCACTGCATCGCCGTTATAAAATGTTAAAGCACGGGTGCCCGCATCATACGCACAGTTAAAAGCCGCCAATCCGTCGATCCCAGAAATCTTGCCTTCCAACAGTGTAACAAAGCCGTCCACTTCTTCCTTGTTATAATACTTGGCAAGCTCCGTGGTCAGCTCAGTTTTCTTGGTGTAGTTGGTGTCAAGGTCATTCTGCAGCTCCTGTTTAATTCCTGCTGCCGCATTCTGGATCTTATTATCCACACCCGCCGCAGCGTTGGCTGCATCCTGGGCGCTGGCCTGTGCGGCACTGGCATAGCTGGAAGCCTGGCCAACCTTCTCGTCCATCAGGGCAACAAAGCTTGTGTACCAGTCTTTGTCCGGTTCCACCATCTTGGTGCCACTCAAAGCCTCCAAGATATTCAGCTCGCCGTCCGGTCGTGTGCGCCACATATAGGTCTCGCTGCGTTCATTTACACCGGTTGCAGTGATCTCAAAACGCACTGTCCCCTTTTTGCTTGTCACACTATTTGTAACTAGCCAATAGAACCGGATCGTATCCTCGTTGTAGGTAACATTGATCGGCGTGGCATATGCTTCCTGCCCGTCCACATTCAGGTAATGCACCTGTAACATCATCTGCATCAAATCAATGCCGTCATATCGCCGCGGCATCTTAAACGGGATCACCTGGCTGTTGGTTTCCTGGGTAATGTTGATCTGGCTCTCGTCCATCACAACATTTTTCATATCGTCAATGGTCGAAAACGCATCATCGTTATATTGGCTGTACCACAGGTATTTTTCACTACGGGTGTAGCCGCCGTCATCATTGGCCTGCGCCTGTGGCATATCAACCACCGCGGCCATGGGGGCAGCCTCAGCCTGCAATGCCACAGGCTCTGCTTTGGCTGCCATCTCAGCCGCCATCCGTTTCGATTCTTCAAAACTTAATGCCATGTTTTCCTCCTCCCCTTTCTATTTTTCAAACAAACAATACAATATGGGCGTGGCACTTATCGCCATCGCTGTTCAGCTTCACGCGCCATTGGGTGTACACTGTGGATGTGTTCAAAGCCTGCTGCTTGTATACAGCCTGCAGTCCGCTTCCGCTGTCCCACACATCCGTCCAGTTGCTGCCGTCGTTGCTGGCCTGTACCCACACTCGGTTAAGTCTGTTTTCTGTTCCGGTCTTACTCACACTGACCACAACCCATGCGTGCTGGCAACCGCCAGTCGTCACCACGTTGCTGTAATGGTCGCCGTTGGTTGTATCCTTATCAATCGTTGCAATTCGGCCTCCGGCTTTACCAGTCAGGTCGGCAATGCTTTCGCCGTTCACAATTTTATCTTCTGTGCAGCCAATCCCTTTGCGGAAATCGGCCAGGTTCACGCGCACTTCCGGTGCCCAAAAATTACCGTCACTTTTGTATGCACCCTCGTCAATATTACGCAGCGCAAAATACTCGCTGTCGGTTCCAAAACCCATGTCATGGGCAAAGCCATAGCTGCGCCTGGTCAGGGTACCCTGCGTACAGTTGCCATTCTTATCAATAAACTTCTTGTCGCTGGCCACATCATTGGCGGTTGCCGCATTGGTGGTATCATCCTCCAACAGGGCTTTGGCCGCCGTGCTTGCGGTTCCCCACAGCCACATCACGTTATCGTAATAGCAGCCACTGTAAATATCGTTGGTTTTCTGGTTATCTGTGGCTACACACAGCCGGGTCACACCGTCCTTTTTCTGCACGGTCATCTTGGTGCTCTCGCGCTCGCCGCCCTGCAGCTGGGTTGTAGCAGAATAAGTCTTGATAGATCCTTTCACCAACTTGCCATCTACCCAGGCAGTTTTTCCTTCCAGGATAGATTTTTCATCCGCAGTGCCCGGCGTATTGCTGTCCAGCCCGCTTGCGCTGATCGCACCGCCGCTGTAATAGCCGGACTTGATCTGGTAGCTCTCACCGTTGGCCAACTCTGCCGTTACATTGCCGTAATTCTGCATGGTGCCGGTTTTCAGGGTTTTGTTCTTGCTGTAAAATGTCTGTCCTGCCAGCACCTGGTCCGGCAAAGCAGTCGTGGCAGCCAGCTTGGAAGCCCCAATGCCGCTGCCGTTAGTAAAATTTACAATGTTTCTCCTCGTATCGTACTGAAAAATCACCCACTGCCCGGCACCAATCGCACCGTCGCCCAGCTTCTCTGTACCGCAGTAGGCATTGCTGGTCATGTCTTTGCCATTGATCACCAGCCTGTGCCCGTCACTGAACGCCGTGGTAAAATATGCTTTGCCGTTGGCTGCGTTGCTGTAACTGCTGCCGCTCTTGCATGTCAGGGTATGGGTTCCGCCGCTGTAACTGTAGCTGTATTCATGGATCATCATGTCGGGATCAAACTTACCGTCAATGATGTAATTCACCGCTCCGGCATAGTGCTGTTCCAATGCAGTAATCGCATGTTTCACATGGTTAATGTCCGCCGCTTTAATAATGTATTTGCGCAGGCCGCTGTTCTGGTTCAGGTAATTGCTGGCCTCGGTATACTTGCCGTCTGCCAGGTACTTGGTGTACTGGGCTGCCGCTGCGGCATGGCCGCTGTCCAGGTCGGCATTGTCTTCAAACGTATCAATACCTTCCGGGAACTTTGTATAGGTATCTGCCATTGCTTATCACTCTCCTGTCTCATCTTTTACAGGGTACGGGTAATACGGGTAAAACCTCATCAGCGTCACATCCATCGTTCCCTGCCCCAAGCTCTTGTCAATCTTTTTAATAATAAATTGCACGGCTGTCTTGCCGCCCATGTAACGCGGGCAGTATTCAACCTTGGTGTTCACATCCAGCCACGGCACCAGCAGCATCTTCACCGTAATGCTGTCGGTCAATCGCGCCCGCTTCCATAGCTCGTATTCGGCCACATCCAAAATGCCGTCATCTGTGGTGTAATTATCAAATTCACCGCCGCTCAAAACCACATTGCGCCGTCCAATTCGTTCAATGCTGAACGGGCTGTTCAAAAACTGGTCGTCCTCCTCATACCCTTCAATATCCGGGTTGGCGGTACTCACAACTTCCAAATTCTGGCAGTTCTCAGTTTCTTTCAGCTTGTCCAGCTCTTCCTCGCTCGGTTTTGCATCTTTCAGCATCACCATGGCGTGCGGCTGTACCTGCCCATAAAAATAAAAGCGCCCTTTGCCGCCATTCTCATTCGGGGAATAATCGGCATCGTAGCGCACCACATATTGTACTTTTGGTTTCATGCAGTCCTGCTTGGCCTTTTTGTTGTTGCCGGCTTCATCTGTGCTGATGGTATACAGGCTCAAAACATCGGTCACAACCGCATCACTGCTCTCTGTTGCTTTGGCGCTGATCTTCACCTGGTACCCTTTGTCAGCATCGTACAGGTCGGCCACATTATCCGGCGGTGTAAACAAAATCAGCTTCTTACCGCTCAATGCCAATCCAACCACGTTTAATGTTATGGTTTTCTTTGTCGTGTCCACCACCAGATCTGTGCAGCTCACGTCCGGGCTTGCCGCAGCGCCAAACACCTCTACGCAGTTTCGCACCTCACTGTAATCCACCGTTGCGTCTTCGCTGATGATCAAATCATTGAACACATCGGCATTCAGCACCAGCGGGTCATCCTCACAGCTTGGGATCTGCTGGCATTTGAACACATCATCCTCAAAAAATATTTCAAACGGGTAATACAAATCCCGCAACTGTGTCAAAATTGTCCACACACTGGTCGCCGCATCAAACTCCTGGTCATAAGGGATCGTTCGGTTCCAATATTCTACAAATACTTTGTTGATCCCCACTTCCTGTAATAGCTCCACCATCGCCCTGCGGATTCCGCCTCCGGCCTTAAACACGGTTTTAATACCTGTCAGCTGTCCGGCCAACGTGTCATTCAGCATTGCTGTCAGGTCCATACAGTTAATGGTCAGGCTCCGGGTCTGTGTGTCATAGTTGTATCCGTTCTGGCTGAACACATATACCCCCTGGCTGTACCAGATAATATCGTCCAGCATCGGGGTCTTCACACCAATGTAAATCCAAACATACTTGTTCATCCACTCGCTCTCGCTGTACTGGCTGATCGCATGTTTTTCGTCCAGCACAATGGTCGAAGTGTACGTTCGCCGGATGTCCGCATCTGCATCTACGGAAATTCTTCCCTCGGTCGTAATGCCCTGCAAACTGTCAATCGTCTTCATCCGGTCATTCAGCAGGTCAATGCGGGTGTACAGCTCAATGTTATGGGAGTATAAGGTTCGTATGTCTTCTGTGCTTGGCACATACATCGCGCATCAACTCCCTTCAATATCTTCTGCAATAAACCCGTTGCGGTACAAATCGGTGCTGCTCTCCAAGCTGCCAATCTCCACAAAATCAAACGCCACGGCAACCTTGTCATAATGGTCACTGTAGCTGATACTCGGCTGGTTAATAATGTTCGCCATCCAGCTGCGTCCGTCAAACAGCTTCAAGATCTTCGGCTTCTTGTTGGTACACCAGTCCACAAATTGCTTGCGGTACCGGGCACCGCCATCCCCGTCATAATCATCCGTGTCAAAACTGTATTTCAGCACAGTGGCCGTAAAATTTCCCTGCTCATAGTTCAGGTCGCTGCCGTAAATCACATACGGGTAACGGCTGCTCATAGTTTCCACCACACTGTTTGGCTGTGTTCTGGTCGTACTGGTCACGCTGGCATCAAATAACAGGTGGTAACTAATGTTTCCGTCCGTCAGCACCGCACCGTCAAAGCTGCTCAAAATCTTGTTCGTGAACATATCCTGCTCGGCATCGTCAATAATCGGCACAAACGCATACTCATACTCGGTGTTGCGCCCGTCTGCGTACCAATCAATGTGTACCCAGTTGTTCAGTTCTTTTTCCCATTCCTTCAGGGTTTCATCATTCACCGGGGTTGGCCGGTGCTTGGTCGCCAGGGTAATCCAGTTGTAGGTCCCAACCCGGCGTCGCTTTAACCGCATCTCGCTGATCTGTTCCGCCCGGTAGCGCAGGTTGCCGCCCAGGGTATCACCGTTAAAGGCCGCATAAATGGCCGTCTGGGCCTGCCATCCATTGTCCAGATTGTACTTGCCGTAATCCTTGTCGGCATCACGGCTTAACAGCAGGTCGTCATAAACACCGTTCTGCAGTTTCAGCACATTCAGCGCCTCATTATAAGGCGGGTATGGCAAAATCGCATTCTGTCCCATCAAAATATCGGCTCCCACAATCATTCCACACCCCTCCTTTACTCCCAGTGCAGCTCAAACAGGCCGCCCTGGTTTTTCAAATACACCTTAAACCATCCAATCGGCGCACTGGTTTTTACATTGCTCTGCAAACAGTATCCACCGCAGGTCAGTTCCAGGTAATAACATGTTTTCTTTTCGTTCGTCTGGTAGTTGTAAGCATTGCTGCTGTAATCGTCCGCAATGTCACGGCGGCACAAAAACAACCTCAAAGCATACGGATCTTCATCCATTGTCGGCATACTGATCCCGTTACTCCGTTTGTTCCACAGCCCAATCAGCAGCTTGTTCCAGCGCTCGCTTCTCATGTTCAGCCCCAGGGCATAACTGCTGTCCACCACGCTTCCTTCTTCCACATGGCTGCCCTGTACCTTAAATCCGTCTTTGAACGTCATGTCGGCCTTAACCGGGTCGGTGTCGTCCACCGTCAGGTCTACTGCCTGGTCCCCGGCCGATCCGCTTACATAGTGGTAATCATCCTTGTTGTCGTTGCGGTCCTTGCCCTCAATCGTCACAACATAAGATTTCACCCAAATGCAGCCCTCTTCATAATGGTTTTCCAGCGCCACGGCCGCATAGCCGTCACCGCCAACATAGCCAATCAGCAACTCACAAAATCCAGTGTCCAGCTTCATGCCGTGCTGGGTAATGCCCTGTGCTCTGGCGTAATACGTCGTGTCATTGCGCAGGTTGCTGATAATATACGCCTTGTCCGGCACCCGTAGTGTTTCGCTGCTCTTCACCAGGCTCTTGCTGGCATCATACAGTTCAATCGTATATTCGTTCAGCTCTTCGCCCTGGGTGCTCTCGTATTGCACTGTAAACTCAAAAGCACTGTATTCAATGTTGGTTTTGTCCTTGGTGCTGATCTCTTTGAACTTAAATACCGGTGTCTCCACACAATAAAACAGCAAAATGTCGCTCCATTCGCTCCACACACTGTCCTGACCGCATACCCGTACCTTAATGCCAAACGCCGCGCTGCTGTTTGTAATACTGCTGGCCTTCAAAGTAAACTCAGATCTCTGGGTACTCACCTCACCGCTCTGATAAGTTGGACTGCCCAGTTCCTCAGCACTCATGGCATTGGCCCAAATTTGCGCCTCCACCTTGGTAATCACACCAATGTATCGGAACCGGAATGTATAATCTTTTGTCGCATCAAATGCTGATACGGTATATAATGCTGGTTTGCTCATCCTCCCGCCACTCCCCTCCCTCTCTAAGCAACAAAAGCCGCCCAACCAATCAAGGTCAGGCGGTTATTCTTATTTTTCAATAACGCTATTAGCTTATATTTATTTTACGCTTTCTTCCGGTTTATCCTCTGCTGCATCAACCGGTGTTTCCGCGGCCTTTTCTGCCGCAGCCTTCTTGGCCGCTTCCATCTCTTCCTGTATCGCGCTCTTGCGGATATTCTGCACATCACGCAGCAAGCTCTCCAAAATCAGTTCCACTGCATACGGCGGTAGCCCAACCTGGTTCACACCGTCACAAATGTAAGTCTTCAACTGTTCACATTTCAAATTAAAATTTTCCATCATAAAATCTCCTCGTCAAAATTAAACCAAAATGCCGCCAATAAACCGCAGCCCATGCTGTTTCAGCTTCACGTCTGTCACATACCCCTGCGCATTTTTCACAAGCTCAATGCCATAAATAAACGGTACGGCCTGGGTGCTTGCGCCAAGGGTGGTCACTTCTTTGCTGCCATCCCAACCAAGCGTTTGGCCGCCCCAGTTGGTTGTACCATCGTAAATGTAGAAACTAGGAATATTACTTCCAGTTTTATACAGCTGAATATTTCCGCGAGATTGGATTGTTGTAAAAGAAGACACAAGCATTCCGCTATCATCATTTTTTTGAGCTGTAATGGTGCCTGGGACATTGCCAAAGTAAATTTTATGTGTCATTAACTCACTGCTACTTAAATATGACGTTTCACTATTAGAATGGTCTACAAATGTAATATTAGTACCCGTCAAAGTACATCGATCCCTAAGCGAAAAATCGTCGGAATCAAGTGTTTGTCCGTAGTCATACATATTCAAAATTCCATACATTATTGTGTCATCTCTATAAGTTTCGCTATACCCATAAAGTTGTGATAGCATACGTTCTCCAGATTTAACAATAATAGAATTTTTATCAAGCGTTGTGACATACTGTCCATCTGTTGTATGAACTACTGAATTGTCTAGATCAAAATAAACACTTCCATCCTTTGAACTAATTTTGCCCGTTTTAATCAGGTCAGAGTTGATCTCGCCAGATTTAATATAGGTCGCATTAAAATACACATTCCCATCTTCAATAAACATACCCTGGTTTGCTCCATTATTGGTTAGCCGGTTAAAGATGTCCTCCTGCGTCAGCTTCTTATCAACCGCATCAATCACTTCGTCCTTGTTCGTGTAATTGTCTTTCTTGCCCCAATCGCCGGCATCATATGCCTCGCCTTTCGCCTTTGGTTTTCCACAAACAAGCACTTCTGCCCCCGTGTACCACAAATCACCTTCGTCATACGGCGGGGCGGGGGGTTCGTCCTTGCTGGCATCTGCCGTAAACACACGCCGCTTTCCATCCGCCGTATCCTGTGCCTTGCTGGCCGCCTCAAGTGCATTGGTTACATCTTTGTCCTGCACCAGCTCCCACTTGTAGCTGCCATCGTCACCTTTCATAAATCGGTATGCTTTGCCTGTCTCTGTGTTATAAAACAGGTCGTCCACATGTTTTTCTTTTTCTTCATCTGTCGTCCAGCTCTTGGCCGGCTCGTTATCCAGCGTAGGGTCATAGGCGTAAAAGTGCTGCTCGGCCTTGCTGTCAATCTGGTCCTGCATATCTTTCGTTACACCATCTACATAATTTTTCATGTCATCTTTGCTGGCGTAACTATCCTTTTTTACCCAATCGCTGGCATTATATTTGTCACTGGCCGTGCGTGCTACCGTACAAACCAGAATGTCTTCTCCATTAAACCACAAATCGCCCGTGTCATACGGCGGCTCCGGGTGTTCCCCCTTGCTGGCATCAGCCGTAAATACCTGGCGCTTACCATCTCCGGTGTCTTGTGCCTTGCTTGCGGCTTCCAGCGCATCCAGCGTCTCCTTATCTGTCACTTCTACCCAGCTGCCGGTTTTTGTTTCCTCGTTGTATGTCCACTGCCAACCTTTCTTGCTGTTGGTGTTATAAAACAAATCGCCGTTGTGCGCTTTCTTTGTGGTGTCGTCTTTCCAGCTCATAGCAGGCCAGTTCTCAAGCGTTGGGTCATAGTTATAAAAATACTGTTCAACCTTGCCGTCCACCTGTGCCTGCAGTTTATCAACCTTATTCACATAATCTTTCAGGTCTTCCTCAACCTTGTCCTGCTTCAACAGGTTCCGATCAATTTCATACGGCTTAATGTACAGCCGCTTAAAGTCATTCTGCGGGGCAATCACAGCCACAGCATCGTTCACCTGGAACAGCGCATTACTCGCAATGGTGTATTCCTTGCCAAAAGCCGCCACCACATAGCCGCTGTGGTCGTCCAGTACCTTCACAATTGTGCCAACAGCTGTACGGTCAAACTTGGCATTGTTAATCAGTCTCTCGCAGTAACGCTTCACCTCTTTTGCCAGGTCTTTCAGCCCCGCAATGGCATCATCCAATGTGTTCTTCGCCATAGCTTTTCCTCCAAAATAAAAAAGCCGGGCAGCCACATAGGCCACCCGGTATATCGTCATCGGTATTATCGCTTAAACCAATATTTCTTTACATCTGATTTTTCATCATAAGATAATTCAATATACTTGATTTTCTCTCTTGGTATTGCAACAATCTGGTCATCTATCGTAACAAGTTCATGGCCATGGTCATCTGTCACCGTATACTCTGATAAGAACAGCATATTCTTTTCAGTTGCCAACCCTGCATAGTAGCCCTTAAACCCATTCTCGTTATTTGTTGCTACCATCATATAGGTGCCAAGCTCATAGTCAATAATATCTTCCCACACATCGCTACTTGGGGACCACTTGAATAATTTAAGCAACACCCGTTTAACCTTTGTGCTTCTGCGTAAGATAGATAAAATTGCACCAAGAACACAGGCCACAATATACTGTAGCTTCTTGGTCGGCACTACCTGCATAAGCAGAAAACTAATTATCACAGAATAAATCAAGTAGTGCTGCGGCAACTGTTTATCCAGCAACCGATTGTAAACCCATAACATTAACACGCCAGGCACTACATACTGCAAAATGTCAGGTATCATAGCAACCAGTGCATTTAAGTATTGTGTTATCTCCATAAAATTACTTCTCTTTTTTGGCGTTTTTATCCTGCCAGGTTTCTTTGTTTTTATTTTCTTTGGCCTTATGGGCTTCCGGGTTAAACGTAAACTCCGTGTTCGGCTTGTTTTGGCTCTCAGTCTTTGCCATCGGTACAACACTTCCTACTTTATTATAATAGGGTCATTATACCATACAAAAAGCCGGACAACAACAATCTGTTACCCGATGTAAATTGACTTAGTTATATAAGGGACCTAACCGCTGATTCCTCTCGGTTGGTTTCCCTCTGTCCTGTTTGTAATTACCGCTTGCTGAACTCCTGCGCCATAATGGAGCCAATGTTCTGGTGCAAAATGCGGCCAAAATTTTCAACGTCATTCACACCGTTCATCACAATGTTAATGTCGCCAATGTGTACGCCGCTGCTGCCAGCACTGGCCAACTCAGCGTTCACATTCTCCATCCGCTTCAAAATAGCACTCTCCACAAAAGCTTCCGGGTTAATTGCCGCGCTAAACAGCCGGCGGGTCAGGTTTCCCGGCACAACGCCGTCCCCAACCTCCAGGCTGGTATAGCGTCCGGCTTCCGGCTGCCGTACAACAATCTCAGGCCCAGCCTCATCAACACGCGCACGTTCAAAGGCCGCAACGTTCATAATGCCGGTTGCATGGTTGGATGTACTGCTGGATTTTGTCGTTTTCACTTCGGCCTGGGCAGCCTTCTTTTCCTTATCCAGCTCATCGCTCTTGGTTTGGTACTCTTCCTCAACAACCTCAATCTTCAAACTCAAATCATTGATCTCAGCAGTTTTTTCCTCAATCTGCCGCAAAATATCAATGTAGTGGTTCTTAAAGTTGTCAAGCACATCCGTCCGCTGTCCCAGGATCTTCTCTTCCCAGTCCGCCCCAAGCCGTGCCACCGTGTTAATCCGGTTCTGCTCCGTCTCGTAAGCATCTGCAACCTCTTCCCACTTGCTCTTGTAGTCTTCCAGCTGGTCAATCAACTTCTGGTTTTCCTTAATCTGGTTTTCCACATGGTCAGTGTTGCTCATGTTGTTCATGTAATCAGTCGTGATCTTATCAATCATAGCCTGATCCATGTTCAAAATCATCTGGTCTGCATTAGCGCCGTACAGCTGCCGCAAAATCGCAACGTTTTTACTGTTGGTGTATTCGTTCTGGCCTTCACTCAGCTTATCTTTGTATTCATCATAAGCGTCAATCTTGTCTTGCAGTTCCTGCTTCTTGTCTTCCAGCTCTTTTTCAAGCGCGGCTTTCTGGTCTTCCAGGGCCTTCTGGGCATCCTCATGCTCTTTCTGGCGCAAAGCATCGTTATAATCCTCTTCGGTGCTTTTAACCTCGCTCTCGTCAGCTTCCCAAACAAAGCCTTTGCCTTCACGGTATACACGCACACTGCGGTTCGCTTTGGCTGCATCCATGGCCGCCTTTTTGCGGGCAAGCTCAATCGCCTTTTCCTGGGCATCGTTGGTTTCGTTCAGCTTATCCAGCTCATCCTGCAAAGCGTCAATCCGCGGCTGGTAGCTGTCGTCCAGCGCCTCCTGCTCCTTCTGCAAAGCTTTCGTCCGCTTTTCAATCAAGTAGGTAGCGCCGTTCATGGCAGCATCAAGGTTGTTTTTCTCGTCTTCCAGCTGTTCTTTCAGGTCGTCCCACTGGTGTTCCAGTCGGTCAATCTCTTTGTCAATCCTAGCTGTTATGGTTTTAACAATCCCGTCAAGTGTCTTTTGCTCGCTTTCCAGGCTGTCCTTAATGCTCTCCAGCTCTTTCTTCTGCTTTTCCAGCGCCTTTTTCTGGGCCTCATAGGCTTCCTTTACAGCATCTGCTTCCGCTTCAATTCGTTCAAGATTTTTCTGTGCTGCCTCAGTCGCCGTCGCAGTAGCAGCAGCCGCTTTTGCATTTTTCTGGAACGTTGTACTTGTGGCCGGATTGTTTTTGGGAATGTAACCACCGCCGGTAATCGTTCCAACGCCTTGATCGTAAGCGTTACCCTCCGCCATGGCCATTCCGCGTGCGCCCACAAAGCCATTTTTCAGCAGTTCTTCGCTCTTTTGGTGGTCAAATACAATCGCGTCTTTGGGTAGGTTCACAAACTCAGCACCATGCTCGCCAACCGTGTACCATTTGCCGCTGTGCGGGTTTACTACCACTTCATAACCAAGCTCACCAACCAGTGCTCGTTCAGTTCTAGCTAATCCGCCATTGGTGCCAGCCGCATGGGCAACACTAAGACCTGTAAATCCTGTTCCGTTTCTCTCGGCGTAGGATTTGCCTGGTTTATACGGCTGCGAGTTGCTGGGAGTTGATATGTTGGGTGTCGGTACGGTAATAGTCGTCTCGCTTATCTGATTCATCAGCTTCTCAACGTTGCCCAGTTTGTCCATTGCTTCGGTGGTATTTAGATCCAAAGTGTACGGGGTTAAGAGTATATTAGCGATATCGGTAACGGTATCCTTCGTTTGACTCAGCTTATCTTCGCTGTCATCCGTTTCAACGTTCAAGATCTTGGCATCTTTCAGCGTCTGGGTAATCTCTTCTGTGCTCTTACCGGCATCTTCCAACCCCTGGGCATACACCTGGATCTCAACCTCAGTCGGTGCGCCCAGTTTTTCTTTCTGGGTATTCAAGTCGGCCAGCTTATCCTGGGCAGCTTCCAGCTCTGTCGCAACGCTAAAATCACCGCTGTTAAATCTTTGGGTCAGATCATCAACAGTCTTTTCAGCTTCCGAAGCGTCAATCCAAAGCTGTACGCGGCCATTCTTGTTTAGGTTGTCTGCGGCTTTATCAAGCGCACTCTGTAGTTCATCGGCTTGTCCGTCAAATGTGCTCCCTTGACTGTTCATCTGATCAACAGCATCTTTGGCTTTCTCATAAGCGTCAACCAGTGCGTCTACATCAGTGCTATCAATGTTCCCCTTGATGTTTTCGATTTTCTCATTAACTTCTTTGAGCTGGTTATTCCATTCGTCGTAACTGTCAGAGTCAGGTTTAACGCTGTCCATTTTTTCCTTCAGCTCGTCAGCCTGCATTTCAAGGCTTGTCAGTGTCTCACCAAAGAACGCATCATCCCAGTTAAAGTCAAATCCGTATTCCTGTAGCTCGCCAAAAATAGCCCGCACCATATCTGGTGTCAGCTTCAGGGCGTCACAAAAATCGTCAATGGTCTTTTTGCCCGCAATGGCCACATAACCGCTGCTGTCCTCTTCCATTAAGCCGGCCTTAACAGCATCATTCAAAAAGTTGGTAATGCCCTTGCTGTCATCAGTCAGGTACTTTTTCAGTGTGTCAACATATTGCTGTACGGCATTTTCGTCAACACTTTTCGGCACCAAAAACTCAATAGCAGCCTTATATTTCTGCGTGCCGATCTTACCGCTCTCCAGCGCGTCCTTAATCGCATCGTAAGCCTGGATCGCATCGTCATACATGGTGCCAGCTTCTGTAGCATTCTGGGCATTCAGCCAATCTTGATAAGCCCCACTTACCTGCACCAGCTGACTGTATAGCAGCTCATAATTCTGGCACTGTTCCCGTAGCTTCTTGTTTTCTTGCTCACGGTTGCTGATGGCTTCTTTCAGCGTGCTCTGCTGCTCTTCACTCAGGTCGTTGTTCTTTTTCAACGCGTCATTCAAGCGGCTCAATTCCTGCTTGTTCTCGGCATATTTCAGTTGTGCCTGGCTTCTTGCAACTCGGACTGTGGCTTTTGCTTCCTCAATTTTCTTGTCAGTCAGCTCCTTGGCCTTTTCCGTGTTGATCTGCATCGTGCCGTTCACATATTCCAGGCAGTCTGCGTAATCCTTGTCCGCATCGGTCAGCGCCTTAAAGTTTTCAGCCGTCACGCCAACACCGGTGGTTTGCGCCTGCAAGGCGGCTGTCACAACGGATATGGTCGTGGTAACTTTCTCCGCTGCACTGCTGGCATCAATAGTCACGCTGTTAGCTTCAGTCCCAGCCTTGTTAAATGTTTTAAGCTCAGTAATAACATCATCAACGGCAAACCCAGCGTCCTGCATATACTTGATAAATTCTGCCAACAGGTCAAGATCAATACCACTAGAAAAAAGATTCCTGAAAGATTCATTATTAGCTATGTTAAAAAGCGCCCCCAGTGAGACACCAGCTGCATCTGCTTTGTCTTTAGCATCTTTCAACGCCTGACTATAATCGTCAAATCCGCTTGTAACACCAAAAAACTTTTTCGCTATATCCAGCATCTCACCCAAGGATTTACCGGAATTTTCAGCCTGTGTATTTAGGGCAATCAGTGCTTTGCCAGCACCTTCAGGGTCTTCTTTCAGCTTACTTACAACATCCGCATACTTGCTGTCATTAAAGTTCTGCTCAAACCAGCTGGCAGGGTCAGCTTTCATATAATCATACTTCAGCGCATTCTCAATCTGTTTATAGATTCCTTGCTGCGTTAAAGTCAGACTATCATATCCGACTAAATCAAGTGTTTCTTTATAAGTTTCAAGGTCATCGGTTTGGTCAAGGATTCCCTGATTGATTTTTTCAAGCTGGGTCTGGTACTGGTTAGCTTTATCGAGCCAGTTCTGCGCTTCATACGCTGTTTTAGCTTCTTTAGCTCTTTTATTAAATGTATCAATATGTTCGTTCAGGTAATCAATGGCAGCAGAATATTCACGGATATCATTGGAGCGTCCAAGAACCTTTTCCGCAAAACTGTTCGGGCTGATCTTATCAAAAACATCTTTGTAGCTTGTAAGCCAGTTAGGTCCTTTTTTGTCAAAATCAAAATCTTTCCCAAAGTAGTCAAGGCCGTAATTTTCTTTGAAAGATTCAACCGTCTTATTAGCGGCGTCTCTGGCTTCTATCTCGGCCAAATGTTCCTTCAGCTCAATCTGCCGCTCAAGCCTAGTGTTCGCCGTTTTCAGCTTGTTAAGCTCTTGCTGGTCAGTATAGGTAATAACATCCTGGCTATTGATCTCAGCCATTCGTTCTTTGTTCTGCTCCAGCTCATCGTTCAAAGACTTGATTTCGTCAGTCGTGTCCTGGTACGCCTTTTTGCTATTCTCCATTTTTTCTTTGGCGATCTCAGCACGGTTGATATAATCCTTAATGGCGTTTACGACTAATCTAAATCCTTCAGTAATAGCCCAAATGGCCGCGGTCTGAGCAGCAGTTGTCAACATCTGCAGGCCAATACCCTTGATAGCGTTTGTCAGTTTGCCTGCGCCGGTTACGGAACTAAAGAAGTTTTTCAAACTAAGAGTTCCTTCATCGGCGTTTTTAGCAAATTCTTGTAACGTAACAGAAGCGCCTTCAAGTTTTTTTAATGCTGTGTTTTTATTATGACTTTCTTCAAATTCTTTATTAAAGGCTTGTAAGGCTTTTGTATCAGAATCCAAATTTTTCGCAAGATCATAGTCATTGTTGAAATTACCAGTCAGCCAAGAAAGCACCGTTCCTTTTTTCGTGACTCCCATATCATTGGCTTCTGCAAGAGCTTTTTTAAGATCTGAGATAGACTCTCGCCATCTTTTTCCGTTAAGAGTTACAAAGGACCCTGTGTTCAAATCATTACCTGTTCCGAACATATTAAACAGATTCAAAATCTAGTTGTTCTACTAATTACTGTGTGTTATAATTAGCATAAGGTTATAAAATAACATGTTCAAGAGGTGTAAAAGTATGAACTTTAACGAAGCGCTTTACTATATTTGTCCCGTTTGTGGAGAAAAGTTTTCTTCAGAAGATGATCAACCAGATTGTGATTTCTGTAAGAATCATACGCTCATAATTTACTCTATAGAGACATCAAATGATATTCATTCACAAGTAGAGAAAATGTCTCCATTAGAATTTCAGGAAAACTTAAAACTAGGACCTTGGGATAAATTTTATATCGAACTTTATGCTGGTGACAAAGAAAAGATAAAAAAGCAAAAAGAATACGCAGTATACAAAGAACTCCTTTATAAAAAGTACGTCTACAACAGCCCTCTCTTTGACAAAGCCAAGTTTGATATGCGTGCCGAGTGGGAATACGAAAACGCCGTAGAGATGGAAGAGGGCTACCGTAAGCGCCAAGAAGAAAAGAACAAACCTCGCTGCCCCAAGTGTGGCTGTACCGAGTTCCAGATGGTTCCCCGCAAGTGGTCTCCTCTTACCGGGTTCCTGACGAACAAGGTGGATCGGGTGTGTGTAAAGTGTAAGACGCGGTTCTGAGGATAAGGCGAACTATAAGAAAAAACCAACAGCATAGCCACTGTTGAGTTCTTTACACACCTTATCAATTATCAAACCAAGATTTCTTTACCTTAGAATCTTCAGGGTAAGTCAAGCTCGTATATTCAATTCTGTTCAACGGCACAGTGGCTATACTGCATTCCGGCGTGTCAAACTCGTCTCCTGTCGCATTATAGAGCTTGTAATCCTTTACAATTACTCCCATGGCATCTTTATCAATTCCAATATATATACCGCTGACAATCCATTTATCAGTTTTAACGTAAATATAGGTGCCCTTTTCGTAGTCTATCACATCGTAAAAAACAGTTTTACTGGGCGAAAAGGATATCGTTTTTTTGAAAAGATTTTTTACCCAGGTGGTACGGCTCAAGACATACACAATAAGAGCTGCTACAACTGCAATTACAAAATCCCATACCACATTATTAACACAAAGAACAAGAATAAAGCTAACTACAACAGAACACATAATATAATGTTCTGGTAGTTTTTTGTCATGCAATCGCGTATAAATCCATAAAAATATAAACCCTGGCGCAATGTATTTAAGTACCAAAGGCACGGCTTCAATATAACTAATTATATCCGTTGCTGTCAATTAGCATCACCCCTTATCATTTTTTGGTTTTGGCGGCTTCTGGATATCCTCTTTTCGTGTTCCTTTATTCTTAGGAACATAAGTGAATTGCTGGCGGCGGATCTCTTCTTGTTTCTTTTCAAGCTCAGTCATTATACAACCACTCCTTATTGATTGTTGGAATAATTATATAATAGCATAGGTGTGTAGTTAATACAACATTAAACCGGTATTACCGAACTATAACAGACATTAACATATACGACATTCCTATGGTCGTAAAGAAACATAAAATAGCTAAAGCGAAATCTCCACCGTCCATAAAGCTCACCTCATAAAAGGAATAAATCATGACACCTGACGAAAATCTACAGGAGCTTCAGACTCAAAATACAGAATCTCCTGCACCTCAAAAACATAGGCTACCTACTATCCGTTCTGCCATTCCTGCTGTTCTTATAAATATTACAACGCTTGCTATCGCCGCTCTTTGTTTCTTTGGTTGGTATGATAACCAAAAGCCTATTCTAATTCAATCGGGGTACGATCAAGGCTACTCCGAAGGATACGACATAGGACATCAGAACGGTTATGACGCCGGTAACTCCTATGGTTATGATAAAGGCAAGTCAGACGGCTATGATGCTGGTTATAGTGCCGGTAAAAAGAAAGCCTATACTTCCGCATACGAAGACGGGAAAACGGCAGGATATAATCAAGGCTATTCCATTGGAGAACAACACGGCAAGGAAGAAGCCAGCAAAGAATCATATAACGAAGGATATGAGGCTGGCAAAAAAGACGGATACAACAGCGGTTACTCTGCTGGTCAATCATCGGTTCAATCTTACTCTGCTCCCACTTCTTCTGAAACAACAAATTCAGCATCTGTGATTACCGATAGTTACACAGTCTATGTTACCAAAACAGGCTCTAAATATCATCGTGCAGGTTGTTCCTATCTTCGTAAAAGCAGTATGGCTATGGATCTATCAGAAGCACGAAAATACTACACGCCATGTAGCCGTTGTAACCCTCCGTCTTAAATTTTGAAGATTGACGATAAGCCTTCCTTTAGTTCTTCAAAAAACTGTTCAACATCCTGTGTGTTGTTATTGGCGTTTTCCTGCCCCTGTAATTCTTTAATTAGCGCCGCAATCTCTTTGGCGTTGCCCGTAATCTGAATTGTCATAAAACCCTCTTCCTTATATGTAGATTGGCTACTTGGCATAAACATCTCTCTGGTACTTTTGCGATTGTTTAGATTAACGTTCGGTTTATATGTAGCACCCATAATCATCCCTCCGTTCCTTGATTTTTGGGGCAATTAAAACAGCCGCCGTTATAAATTCCCATCATCGCAAACTTGTCCATTTGCTCCGCTTGGTTTGCCGTCAGTCTTTTGCAGTTGATTGCTACTGCCCTCATAGCGTATTCGCATTTGTAAATCATTGCGTCTTGCTCAGCACTGTACTCTCGCTCAAACAATACCTTGCGCTGGCAAGGCTTCAAAATACCTTCCATAAATGCCATAAAAAATTACCTCTCAAAAATACCAAAAGCCCCGGCCATTAAAGGTCAGGGCTTATCTTTATTTATTATTCTGGTGGCCACTCCATCCGCAATGTTATAATTCCGTCATGAGAATGTAGATTAAGGTTACAACATTTAATGATGTCTAATCCAATTAAGAAATCGAAATCTTCCTCTGGATCATGGAATGTTCCTAGTTGAACACTTGTAACTGGAATAGCCTCGCATATTTTCAATGTCGTATTATACACATCCCCGCAGTCTTCGCCACTAACACCATGATATGTTTTTAGCCCCATAGAGGTCAACTTTAGCTCTTTAGCTAAACGTTCAGATATGGCACTAGACGAAGAGCCGGTATCTAAGATCCCATTACCACGCCAAATACGGCCAGTTCCATCATTATATGGTGTACTGATTATTACCCATAAAAATTTAGTATCACCTATTGTGTAATTGATGGTAAACCCAGCCATTATTTTAATTACCTCTCGTATTTTATATCAATGATATGCTGTTCAAAGTTTAGCTTCATATTAGGCACTTCATACCACACTGAACCTTGTATGGTGCATTTCTCCATTGGAATATTACGATGATCGGCTTCTGCAGCAATAACTTTTTGATTATATACAATAATAGATTTGCCACCATATTTTTCGCGCAATTCATTTTTATGTTTTTTAATCCAATGAATATTACGCTTAACAGCCAGTGATTTTTTGACCTTATCAATTATACCATTCAACCACTTCACTTTCAACTCATCTCCTCAAAACCACCTTCATAAATATATTTTTATAACCTTCTTACGGTTTTCCCGTAATGTTCTGACTGTCTTTCTTCCCGTCTGGTTTTCACCATAGAATAGGGCTACCCATACAGTCGATGGACCAAAACACCAAAGTTCACACATCTTCTTCTGCGCACATCCTTGCACGCGGTGTCTCGGCTGCTGATTAAGCATTGTTTGCGCGGGTTAGCACCACCCCGTAGGGGTGGCTTTTCTCTCAGCATACCGCATCCGCATACTTGTTTCTGCCTTTCGGCTCCATAGTGTTCCATTACCGGCTCACTGTGGCTATGCGGCTCTTAGCCTTTCCCAGCAATTTGGGTATTTAATTACCAACCAAGGCGCGTCCTATGCAGCTATCCCTCCTGCATAAGCGAGCATTTGAATACTGCCCTTGGTCTTCGCATTTGAAAGCGACAAAAACGCACTCAACGCTGCTGTCGCTGTAGGTATAACACCAGAAAATTTAATGAATCCATCTGAAGCATCCAGTAAGGCCGTTCCAAGGCTGATAACGCCTTTAACCAGCCCGCTGTTCAGCAGATCAGTAGAGATCTCCTGGAACGTAGCTTCAAAAATCTTCAGTCGTCCTTCAACAGAATCCAGCACCCGCTCATTCTCAGCCATAGCGCTGCCACTACTGTTCAAGGATGTCTGCAGCACATCTGCGGCCTGGCTTGCCTGACTCAACAATGCAGCCACACCATTTGCGCGGTTCTTACCGGCCAACAGCTCAAGCAAGGCAGCCTGGTCAACATCACTCATCTTGCTATATACTTTAGCAATGCCCTGAATAATATCATAGGTACTCTTAAAGTCTCCGCTCTTGGTCAGGATATCAAATCCGCCCTTGCCGTCAACATTGGTCAGACCCATAATATCGGCACGCAGTTTAGACGTACTGGTTGCAACAGTGTCGGTTTCCTCGCCCATCTGTTCCAGCTCGGTCGTTGCGCCACGGATTCTCAAAGCCAGCACTTTCAGCGTACTGCCGGTCGTTTCAGCGTTTTGGACAACACTGTTCATGGCCGTGCCAAGTGCAATCGTCTGGTCAAGGGTATTGCCGGCAGCCTCCATGGCCGATGCAGAGCGCTGCAAGATATCGCCCAAATCGCCAGAAGAAACAGCATAGTTGTTGGATACGTTATTCAGCTTGTCCACCAGGCTGATTGCATCGTTCGCCTGGATATTGAATGCCTTCATCGTGCCAACAATGTTTTCAGTGGCCTTATCAAAGCTGTCAAGGTCATCACCAACGTTATAATAAACTGCGCTCACGTCAGCCAGCTTTGTCGCATCGCTCAGGCTGTAGCCCAGTCGTGCATAATCCGCCGTTGCATTCACAACGCTGCTAACATCCGTACCAATGTTCTTTGCGCGGGTTCCGGCCTCAGTCAAAAAGCTTTGATATGTACTGCCTGTCTCGTTCGTAACCTTTTTCAGCTCCGTCATGGCAGTATCAATATCCACAACGTTCTGGTAGATTTGCTGCAAACTTCCCTGCAACAAATGTACCGCCGCCATAGCAATGGCTGTGCTGAAATGCTGGCCAAACAAGTCACTAAACACCTGACCAACTGTCTTGCCTTCCAGCCCCAGTTCCTGAACATGAGCTTTTAGATTGGAAACTTTTTGAGCAGCACTGTTTAACGTTGTCTCCATCAGTTTCGCATCGCCGGAACGTGCCGCGGTTTTAAGCTCATCAGCAATACTGTTGTAAGTAGCCATCAGCTCCGGTCGCTTCTGGATTTGCTTATTGATCTCGACATATCGCGTTAAGGTGTACAACAGATTGTTCAGGCGTTTCTGCAAACTTTCTACGCTTTGGGTGTTTTTAGCAGTTAGGTTACTACTGCGCAATTCGTTCGTAGTGTTACGAATCTTGATACCTAGCGCCGCAAACAACAAAGATAGAGATTTTACATTGATTCCTGTCTCTTTAAGCTGTGCGTCGTATTTGCTAAAAACATCCAAAAGGTCCTGATAATTAGCTCTTCCAAACTCAGATTCGCCATATATATTTTGTAATTCTGTCTCTAGGTTGGTTAATAGGCTATAAGTACCATTCTGCGTAGGATCTTTGCCCATTTTGCTTAGGTTTTCATCAAGCGTTTGTATATAAGCATTAAGCTGTTTTAATGTATCTGGCAAAGACTTAAAAGCGTTGTCAGACATTTTATCTGCAGTATCAAGCGCGGTCTTGAATTGAGATAACGCTTCTGAACCCCGTCTTAAAGCTGCTTCATAATTTTTTAAGTTTTGGTCGTTAAAATTAAGATTTAATACGTTCTTTGTCTTTTCAAGATTTCCAAGCGCACCCTGCAATGAAGAATAAGTAGACTCGTTAAATAAACTTCGCTTGCCATTATTCAAATTTTCTATATAGCGCTCTGCTAACGGAGCATACTTTTGCTGAATGTTAGTATAGTTTTCATTAGCTTTATCCGCAGACGACATTGTTTTTGTAAGGCTGGCAATTTCATCTTTTAGTTTGCGTATCGCCTTTTCTGCCGTTTGTAAACTTTCATCACTTAATTCTTTAGCAAATTCTGCTTGAGCAGTGGTTGCTTCTCCTAGTGTTTTAGTTAAACTTTCAAGACTACTCTTCAGTCCTTGATATTTAGAAGCCTTTTCCGTTATCTCGCTAACATCATATCCAGCTTTTCGTAGCTGAGAATCCAGAGTTTTTGCAATCCCCGCATACGGATTTTTTGTGCTCCCCTTAACACCTGCGGTACTCGCGGTACTGATCGTTGCCCGAACATTTGATAATTTGCTAACAATCGAGGTTACTTTCGTTTCAACTGTGTCCAGCTGCTTTAGCGCCCCGCTCATATCAAACAGCTGTACATTTCCTCCCACACTGCTTTGGATATTTTTCAGCTGGTTGGTAATTTTTGTAATATCAGCGGGGTCAATCTCAAGGTGTGCGGTAATATTACTTGTAAGGTTTTTAATCTTATCCGCCAGTTCATTCTCATTGGCCAGTTCCGCTTTAACCTTCAGTTTATTCTTTTTCGCAATCTCATTCAGTTTTCCCTGCACACCACCGCCGTCAGGTTCCACCTTTACCTTAATACTTAAATCTTCCGCCATATACTTTCCCCCTTACGATTCGGCTCAAGCCTTCAAAGGCCGATTCTTTTCAAATCAGCCGCTCAAGACAAGAGCCGAAGCTCTCGTCGCGTTAGTTATCAGGGAACTGCTCTTTTATGGCTTTCACAATCTCTCCATGTACGGCGCTGTTCCCATCTGCGATTTCTTTTGCCGTGTTTGCCACAAACGGGCGCGGGTGCAAATAGGCCGCATCAGGTGGCGAACCCCAAATGTTTTTCACATCGCCCTTCTCCACCATCTCAGCAAGCGGTGTATTGGTGCCGGTTTTGTACTGCCCACCAACGGCTGATTCATTCGGCACACCAATATCCTTTACCGTAAGCACATGCTCTCTCACGCTGCTCACCACGCTGCTGTCGGCTTCCAATGCCCCTTCGCCCTGGCCGCGGCGCTTATATACCTTCGGCTGGTATACATCCAGTACATCTTCCTGGATATGCTTCTTCAAACAATTCTCCACAGCCGTTTTCGCCCCGCCATTCAGTGCCAGGTTAATTCGCCGCTGCAGTTCCAGTTCCAGTCCTTTCTGTGTGCTTACCGTCTTGGCCATTTAACTCTCCTTGCCGTTCACAACCTCAATCTTCACGGGCGGCTTCTTTGCGGGCTGCTCTCCTTCACGCACTTTCTTTACCAGATCAGCCAAAAATTCCTGGTCTCCCAGCTGGCTCAAATTCCCTGCAATCTCTGCAAAGGCGTCTGCAATCCGGTCAAGCGGGTCCGGGTGGTTGATCGCATCAAATACCTTCATGTATTTTTCTTTCCGGTCTTTCATCTCAGCTTCACATGCCTCATAAAGTCCCGCTGTAACCACCGCAATATCCGGGTCTTCCACAATCTCAATGCCCTGTCGGCTGTAAACAAAGTCACACATTTCATCTGTGTCCATCTTGTCCAGCTCCGCTTCCGGGGCAAAAAAGGTAATCACCGCAATGCGCCAAGCGTAATCAAACAGCGCGTAATACTGCTTGCCGTCCTTCTCGCACATGTCGCAAACAAAATCCACAAACCGGATTCTGTCGCCTACACGGATGTTTTTCTTAATTTCCATAAAAAACTCCTTACAAAATAAAAAGCCCCGCCCTTTTCAGGCGGAGCCGTGTTCATGTTCTATTCGGGTACCATGCCCTAATTTTGTCATGCTCAACAAACTTTTCTGTCGTTTCCTAGCATAATCACAATTTTACAGCGTGTCGTAGTGAACCTCCACACCTAAGCCTTGCGGTTATAGATGAGGCTTCTCCGTGGATTGTAACCCCACGGTAAGTCTCTGCGTTACCCGAAGGTAGAGATACGGCCCAAACTTAGCTCACAACGCCTGACGGCATTGGCCACCACATAAGGGTTAGTCTCCCGCAAAGTTGTCACAACACAGTACATCTACATCAGGCAGTTACTTCGGGTTGAATCTCTTTTGGAGTGTTCAAAAAGTCATGCAGCTGTCTGAGAGAATGTAAAGTGCATTGGGTTCTGCGCTCAATGTCAGGAACTTTGGCCTTACATTGAGACCATGCCTTTTTTGACATGGGTTTTGTTACCTCGCGGATAAAATAGCGTGCGCCGATATTGTAGCACGCATTCAAATCCGCATTGTATTGTTTGCTGCTTGCAAAAGTAGCAAGGGAATGGTTATCTGGTGCGCGTTTTACTTTGCCGCTGCCGTCATACGCAAGTTTGCTGGTTCCCCAAGCGCAGATGTGCGAAATGCGGATACCACAGCGGTGAGCTTTATGCTCTGCAATGTGCTGGATACCATTTTTACGCCACATCTGGATTTTCTGCTTCTTGGACGATGCTTTCTTGCCTTTGAAGTCTAAATGTTCAAAGACAATTACATCGGCAGAATAGAGGACCGCGAATTCTACAACCGCGGCAGCAATCTTTTTGGATAATTCATCATTAACGCGCTTTGCATAGGCCCAAAAGTTATGTGCTTCACGGGACCCATGTAGTCTTTGGAACTTCTTGATGCGGTTAAGCACATGATACAGATGGTCTTTGTCACTTGGGAAGTTGATAAAACTCCTGGCAAGGATAGTTCCATCAGCAGTCATGATGCTGCATACCGCATCGGTATTAAGACCTAAATCGACGGCACAGACGCGCTGCTTATCGATAGGGGTATCACTCAGTTTAACGTTTTCATCGAACGCAAAACGAAGGCTGTATTTGCCAAAATGCTTTTCGAGTATAGGGGCTGACGCACAAGCGTGCATCCAGTATTTGCGCAAGTAAGCAATATCTGTCTTACGCAGCGTGACGGTTGCCCATACCCAGTCGTTTTTATAGAAAACCTTCAAGCGGACAGTATAGTGATTGCTCAAAGCAGTCAGCTCATTTTGGGAGTTCTGCAGTTCAACAGCTTTGCGCTTTGCTTTCTCGATTTTCTTTTCTTCCGCCGTGAGTTCGTCCTTAGGTTTAGGATTTTTTATGACTTTCACTTTTTCGGGTGCGCCGTCCACGAGGAACATATCATCGCGGAAGAATATAGGGAGAGCCTTTCTGTCCACTTGAAGGGTAGGCTGTTTATCCTTTTTGTCGGACACTTCCCAATTTGCCAAGTTGCTGCGATAACTGCTCACCGCACCAATAGCGACCGTAATGGTTGCACGACGCAGATACGACGGATACTTATAGAACAACTTGTCGAAATCAGGATACTTGGCTTCATGGTTTTTGGTGCTATGAACCAGTTTATCAATATAGCGCTGTTGCTCAAGATTACCGGTATCGATGCGTTTAACAGCATTCCAGTTTTCATTGACAACGCCAATCAGATAGGCGAGCGCCTTGCGATAAATACAAACAGTTTCATTGAGATTTACACTACAATTAACGATTCTTACCTGATAGCTAGATGTAATATTCAAAGCACTCACCTCCCTTACGGTTCACTATAATTCTATAATATCCAGTTCGCACAACCTGGCGACACCGTTATCAGAACGGAAAACAATAATTTCTGATTTCTACCCTTAAACACGAGCTAACCCCGCCTAAATTTTACAGCTATAGACGTGGCGTGCGCTCTCCATTATTCGTAATCAATCCACCCGCCACGCCGTTTACGGTATACAATCCAACGCAAATGCTCGTCCGGGTACAGGTAATCAAACATCTTCCGTTTCATCAGTGCCACAGTATCCGGGCACCCCTTGGTGTCAATTACCTCTGTCGTGCCGTCTTTATACTTCAACCAAAAATCAGCCACATAGTTAATGGCTCGCACCGTCTCCATTCTTCCCCCACGTTCCTTGCGGTACTTTGGCTGTAGCTCATAGGGTTTCTGCAGCTGATAGTCCACAATCTCCCCGCTTGCAACTCCAGGCAGCACAACATCCCGGTAATATTTCATCTCAAGTTCAGAATCAAACACAATTCCGTCATAGGTGCGTTTGCTCTTGTCGCGGCTCACATTATACTTGCTTCGTCCGCTTACTTGCACAACTCAATCTTCCCGTCTGCAATCTTAAATTTGACCACATCGCCCACGGCATAGCCGTCTTTCACCGGCATCTGGTAGCCGTGCCCGTCACATTCAAAACCCATGTAGCCGCGTTCCTTGTTGCAGTATACAACCACGCCCTTCAGCGGGCGCACCTGGCGCTTCAGGGGCACTTTGGGCAGGGCAGCAGTTTCAACAGGTTCAATCTTCACATCGGCAAAACCGCCGGTATTCTTGTCTTCCATGCACGCCACTCCTTTCGCGTTCTAAAAATGGAGGAGCTTTTCGCTCCCCCACGGATCAAACATCACAATTCAAACCTATATATAATAAGGTAGGAATTTGCGTTGATCACTCCATAAAGTTCATGTCGTAAATGTCGCCGTCCTGGTTGGCCATGCAGTCAAAGGTGATAGAAACAGTGGTCGGATCACCAGTGTTCTGGAAAGCCAGGCTGAAACTTGCCTGCGGCTGAGCCTTGTAGTAAACCAGCTCGCACTGTACAATCTCGTCGTCCTCGGTCTTGAACGGCATCATACCGTGGATCTCAAAGGCACGCGGGAATGTGTCAGAATCAAACTTGACAGTCTGAACACCATCGTTCTTGTCGTAGAAGTAGTAGGCAATATAGTTCTTGCCGTCCTGCAGGCCAGCGCCAGCAACCTTCTTCTCAGTGGTGGTAAGATCACTGATCTCAGTGCCAGCGTCGTCAGAAACAGCAAAAACCTGCACAGTGCCGGCCTTCGGGGTCTCACTCAGCTCAATGCCATCAGTGGTAGCGGTCAGTACCTCGCGCTTCATAATCTTTGCAACCTTGCCAATGTCCTGGCCGCTCAGCAGGGCAAACAGCTTAACAGGCATGATCTGGGTATCAACCTTCAGGGTGCCTGCACGCTCGCCATCAAAGCCAACACGGTTCGGTGCGCCCTGGCCGCCCTTTGCAAACACGCGGTTTGCGGTAAAGTCAGTGGTGGTCACGTTGGCAAAATCAATGGGCAGAAAAACTTTCTTGGTCTTGTAATCAAGCAGAATCAGATCAGCAACTTCACGGTTCGCCATATTCGGATTTACAGCCATATCTTAATCCTCCGTTACTATTTATCAGTTTCCATGCGTTTGTACCATCCGCCAAGGTCGTTTTCGCCACCCCATACGGCATAGTTCATGTCATGGATCTCATTTTGTTTTTTTATGTTCTGACGGTTAAAAGTGTCATGCACCTGGTACACCGTCAAATCATAAATATTCGTATAATTCAGGCTGTTATGGTTTGTCGCCAGCGCAGAGATGATGTTCCCCAACTCCAAATCAGGGTTACTCTTATACCCTTTTCGTTTCGATTTTTCATATTCAGCCTTTTTCTTTTGGAATCGTTCATAAAACTTGCGGGCAGCCTCATTTTTGAACTTCAAGTTTTCCTCCCGCTTCTGGTCTATATACGCGGTTTGCAGGCAAATGTCGCAAATCTCTGCCCAGTTATCTCGCGTTATGGAACCATCAATCAGGATCTTATCGTCCACTTCGGTTTTATTCACCAGTACAGCATGGTGCGCTTCATCATATTCAAGCGGCGCATCAATAAAAAAGGCCAGTGCGGCAATCATCTCCGCCTGGCTTTCTTTGCTCATACTCAATAAATCAAAAGTGTTAATGGTGGCTTTTTCTTCCTCGCTCAAAGCTTCATACGGGTTCTCCTGCCCTGTTACCTTGGCAATGTCTTCAAACATCGCCTGCGGTGTCAGCAGCAAGGTACTTAGCGCAAACTGATAGCTCATATAGCCGCGCTTGTTAATGTCGCTCAGTCGTGGCGAGTGTACTCTGCCCACGTTTTTCACCATAAAACCTTCGGGGTTCAGCAGTTCATAGTACGGTACTTTCACTTTGCGCCACCCATCTTGCGGTTGAACGCCATCACTTCGTATGTAATGCAGCGGCCGTAATAATTATTATTCGGCTTGTATACATCGTTGTTCAATAACCGTACCTTCCCAATTCCAAAATCTTCGCTGCCGTTCAGCAAACGGTCAACGTTCATGGCCAACACATCGGCCTTCGTCCCCAGCACGCCGGGGTGTCGGTAACTCTTCATTACCTTCTTATTGCAATAGGCAAAAATGTACAGGTACACTCTGTATGCCGTATCGCTCGGTGCCTTAGCCACTACAGTCTCCATGCACAGGTAGGTATCCGCCGTTTCATTGATCTCCGGCACATACTCAAACTCGTAAATATGTCCGGTACTAATGCTTTTATCGCCCAGTAGCATCTCGTCCGTGTCAGTATCATCGTCCACGGGGCCAAGCAGCAGGTTAATAATGGTGTCGTCCTGTGCCAGCAGGGCGGCTACTTTGTGTTTGTATTCTCCCAGCTCACTCAGGTTCATACGTCCACCACCTTCACTGCAATGCTGTCTGTGCTCTTGCCGTCCGGTGCCACAACCGTCAATTTCACGGTGGCTCCATTCAGCACGGCATTATCCTCTGCGCATACCCGGCAGCTGTCCCCAGTTACCCGGTTCCACTGCACACTGTTGGCAAGGTATACCTTTGTTTCAAGTGCTTTATCATCAACGCTCAGGCTCCAGGTGCATCCCGGCAGCGGCTTGCCATCAATCGTGGCCTTAAAAATCTTGCCACGCCCGCAAATGCGCACTTTAGGTTCGCCCGCGTATTTAATAACCACTTCGCCGTCCTCCGGTGCTTGCTTTACCTCCTGGTAATCGCATAGCATCTTTTCGGCGTTATCCTGTTCTTCCACATGCTGGTCCTGTTCAAGGTTCAAAACCAAAAATCCCGTCTGGGCGTCATTCCAGTCGTAGCGTTCTGTCATAGCGTCCACACAGGTCACACGGTAAGTTTTAGGCTTGCCATTGATCTGCTCCATCATCAGGCGTTTCCCCACATCCAGCAAAGCCGATTCCTCATCATACGGTATTTTCACCTGGAATTCGCGGCTGGAAATGGTCATGTATACATCTTCGTTCAGGTTGGAAAAATACGGCTTGTCCACAACCGCCCACCGGGTAATAATTTCCCCGGTCTCATGGTTCTGCCACTGGATGCTCCGGTTACACAGCTCAATTTTACCGCGCACGGTTATTTCATCGTCCGCATCGCGCTCTGTAATCAGCCAATGGCTTTTACTAAACAGCATAATTTTTCCAATCTCAAAGTTGTCGCCCGGCATGGTGCGTATAATCTTCTGGTTTGTCACCGTGCTGCTAATAATCATCATGTGGTGGGGTACCCCCTCAATCTCTACCTCTTTATAGGCAGGGGAATCAGGCCCCATTCTCAGCGTGTCCCGTTTGCTCTTTTCAACCATCCGGTCACGCCGCGTACTTCCGTGCCTGCCAAGCATAGCAGCATATGTCTCATAGTTCATACGCTACCACCTCACTCAGTCAAGCTCGCAATTTCCCCATTGCGGAAAGAGTATAGGTTAATCTCCTTCATCTGCTGCCGCTCTGTCGTGGTCAGCAGGGTCGTCATCTTCTCCAACAGGTTGGCTGGCGAAAACAGCGTAAAATCCTTTGTGCTCAATCCGTTCTGCAATGCGTCTGTGTTATAAACATACTGGCGCACAAAATGCACAATCATGCCCAGTGCCAAAATATCCTTCTCGCGGTTCGTCAGCGTAATGTTGAACTCCAGCAGGTCATCTTCCCTGTCATTCAGGTCCTGTTTGCACACATCCTCAAAATCGCTGATTGCCATCTTCAAAAGATCCAGCTGCATTGCTTCTCTTGTCACCGCATCGTAGTCCAGGAACTCATAGTTGCGGACTTGGCCACGGTAACGCTCATAAACTTCCTCGTATCTTGTGCCCATTGGCCCGCACCATTCCTCTCATTATTCTTCGGTTCCGCCGATCGTCACAATCTCAACGCCGCTCTTGCGGGTTCTGGGTTTCTTGGGTGCCTCCAATGCAACGGATTCTTCCAAATCGCAATCCAGCACATCGTTCAATGCTTTAATCATGGCACGGCTGTCCAGCTGGTCTGCCTTCAGCATCTCCTTTGCGCGGATACGGATGCTGTCGCGCATCCCCTCGCTCATCTTGGGCACCTTATCGCGGATCTCATCCGGGGTCCACTTAAACACCTCGTCAAAGTTCTCCGTGGTCAGCGCATTCTTGTAGTAACGTTCCACACCCAGCTTGCGCAATACGTTGGCGTCCTCAATCAAAATCCAGTTATCACGGAAAAACCGCGGCTGGCTGCCACGCATTACAAGCAGCTCGGCATAGTCCATCTCCTGCACCTCGCCAAACTCGGTCCACTCAACGGTGTAGCCGGGGTTGCGGGTCGAAGCATAAAACAAGTTGCCATGGGTGCCGTTCTTGCATTCCACCATGGTTTCATTGGTAATCTTCGCAGTTGCCAAAACATACCTCCAAAATATTCCTTATATAAAAAAGAACCCCGCCTTGCGGCAGGGGTATCGTTCAGCTCAAAATCAGGCAAACTTGTAGCTGCCAAAGTCGCGGTCCAGAATGATAGAAACACCGGTGCGCTTGGTCATCAGGAATTCCTGGGTCAGGTCGGCCTTGCTCATCGGGTCGCCCATCAGCATGGTAACTTCACCCTCGGTAACGCGCTTCACGGGCTTGGTGTCACCGGCAAAAATGTAAACAGTGTCGTCAGGCAGAATGAACTCAGTAGAGCCGATCTTGTGGCGCTGCTTCATCGCAATCATCGGGGTGCCGGCAATGTGGCCCAGGTAACCCATGCTGTACAGGTCGCTCTTGGCCCGCTCACTCATGGTAGCAGTGGTAATCTTGCGCAGTGCCTTGCGGGTGCCAACAATCGTAGCGGTGTCGCCGGTAGAAGCCTCAATGTGCTCAATCAGGTCCAGTAGCTTGTCCTCATTGTAAGAACCACTCTGGGTATAAACGGGGTCCAGCTTGGTGAACATGCTGGTCCATGCCATATAAGCGCTGTCCAGATCGTACTGGGTAAAGCTGCGGCCAACAGTGTCAACCAGGTCATTAAAGTCAATACGGCCAGCCATCACGCGGTTCATTTCCTCGTAAACCTTCACAGCACGCAGCTGGGTATTCACGGTAATGTCCTGGCCGGCTTCCAGGCGCTGACGGCGAACGCCCTGGGTGCCTTCAGCAATGTCGGCAACAGTCAGCAGGCACGGCTTGGTGGTATGGAAAATGTTGGTATCGCCCAGAGCGGTATTGCGGTCCTCAATAAAATTGGTAAAGAACTCGTCACCCTTCAGGCCCTCTTCACTGACTTTTTCAATCAGAACTTCGGTAATAGCAAACAGGTTGCTGCACTTACCGTCGCGGATATCCTTGTAGCTCATGCTGGTCTTGCCATTATTAGCCTCAATCATGGCCTGGCGCAGAACTTCCTGGCTGTCTTTCACGCTGTATTCGCCCAGGTGGCCATGGTAGCCATCAACGGCCAGCTTAATCAGTTTCTCATCCATGTTAATACTCCTTTACAATAAAGATAGGTGTAGCCATAGGCCACACCAGCAATTAGTTATAACTAACTCGCTGATACAAAAAATCAGGTGATCACATCAACGATGTAATAGGTATACTGGCCATCGCCAAAGCCAACCTTCACAGGGTCGCGCTTGATCACACCAAAAACATTGTCAGCAGAAGCATCAGCCTCAATTTTCAGCTTGGTAGAACCAGCAGCAAAGGCAACAAACTTGCCCTTTTCGGGGGTACCGTCAAAAGCTTCAGCAGTAACGCGGAAAGAATCAGCGCCAGCAACCAGCAGGTAAACGCGAACAGGCTTGCCAGCTTCGTTCTCCCACTCGGTCAGGTAATGGGTGCGGGTCTCATCGTAAAACAGCTCAACACCGGCAACCAGGGCCAGCATAGGGCGCTTGGAATCAGCAGCAGGTGCTTCAGCCTTGTAGGTTTCGGGGCCGATCGCATCACCAATCACAACAATGTTGCCATTATCAATGGCGGCAGGGCTGCCATCCTTGTAAAAAACAACACTCTTCAGGTAGGCAGCGTTGCTGGAACCAACCAGCATATCGGTGCCAACAACAGCATGTTTAATGTTAGCCATAATATGTAACTCCTTTTTTTTACTCTTTTGTATGCAGGTAACGTTCAAACAGGTCGCCATAGCGCTTCTCTGTTTTCTGGGTGCCATTCACGCCAAACCGTACCTTGTTTACCTCGCCCTTCTTTTCTTTGGGCGGAACATAACTGAACTCAGCGGCCTTTTTGCCCAACAGCTTGTAGCAAGCATCTTCCAAAACGGTAAACTCCATCGTCTTGTTATCTCGCAGCTTGGCATAATCAGCATCGCCATCCAGCTTCTGATCCATAACGGCAAACAGCTGTTCGCGTTTAGCGCTCTCTTCTTCTTTGGCAGCAGCAGCCTCGGCCGCAACGTAAGCATCATATTTCGGCTTCATCTCGTCATACTCTGCTTTCAGTTCGCTGTACTGCTTGTTGGTAGCCTCCAGTTTTTCGGTCTGCTCTTTGGCCTTGTCGCCCATGGTGCTGTATAGCGCGGGCACGCCAATATCGGCACTGCCTTCATCCCAGGCTTCGTACTTTACCTTCATGCGTTTCTTGCTGGCAAAATCAACTTTCACGTTGTCGCCATCCATGGTAAAGGTAAAGCTGTAGATCTTCCAATCCTGGCAATCCATCACAACGGCAAGGTCATCCTGCACATCCTGCAGCCAATAGCGGCTCACTTCATAGCCCCACGGGTCAATCATGGTTTCAGCGCTAATGGCCTCGTTTACTTCGTTCAGCTTGTCGCACAGGTTCAGGCTGTAATCCGCAGCAGGTTCGCCGCTTTCCGGTTCCGCAGCGGGTTCCGGTTCTGCCGGGGGTTCGGGTTCTGCAGGTTCAGCAGCAGGCTCTGCGGCCGGCTCACTTTCCGGTTCACCCTGCGGCTCTTCCGGCTCGGCAGATTTTGCTGCAGCCATCTCTTCACACTTCGCTTTCAGTTCCTCAATGGTAATTTCCTCCAAAGAGAACTCCAGCGTAGAAGCGTCAATGCCGTAAGAAGCCAGAATTTCTTCTTTTTCTTTCAAGCAATCGTCTCCTTTCGCAAAATTATCTATCTGAGCCTCCTTGGAGGATTCAGATCTCTGTAAAGCTGTGTATTCCGCCAGCATATCCTTAACCTGGCTCGCAATCGTCGCGGCGGTAAAATTCGCCGTAACTGTGCTACCCGTCATTGCTGGTCGGATTTGCGGGTCAGTGGTGGAAAGCACGCAGCAGCCATCAAAATCAAAATTCTGCACAACATAGTAGCCGTCTTTATCCACATAGCCTTCCATGTTGGTGATCTCCATGCTCTGCCCTTTCACCACATCCCGCTCAAAAATCCCACAGGAATCGTCAAACTTGGTCCACAGCAACCCGTCAACGCGCAAATATTCCCGTGTTTTTCCTGTGCCGTCATCCCGGCTTACCCAGCGCGGGTTGCAGCTCTCCGGTATCACACCGTAAGCGCTGCCGGCATACACATATCGAATCCCGTCCTCGTCCACAATCAGCTCATGTTCGTGGCCCTTAAAATCAAGCTCATCATCGTCATTTTGCTCAATGTATCCAAGGATCGGGGTATTCGCAATACTCTTTGCTGCCCGGTCAACTACCTCTTTTTCAAACCGCGATCCGTTCAGGTTGCCGCCAGTATGCAGCACATCAATCGTCACGTTAATAAAACGTGTATCTTTGCCCATCACTTCTCCGGTTTTTTCAAAGGTAATTGGCAGGCGGTTCAACCGCTCACTCACATCCGATCACCCCGTAAACTAAAAAAGGCCGCTTGCATAGCGGTCTCTCAAAAGTAATTTCGTTTTTTCTGCTGTGCGGCAAACTCCTGCACAGCCTTCAAATCATCGTCGTCAAGTTCAAAAATATATACTGTATGGCCGCCACTGTCGCGCTCTTCCCGCACCAGCTTCTTTTTCTGGCGCAGCAAATATAGTACCACGTCACGGCCGCGCACCTTAACTTCACGCTTCATCGCTCAATCAGCCTCCTGTCGCCAGGTCTTCCTCGCTGCTGTTCTCGCCTGCGTCTGTCAGCGCCTTACCCTCACTTGCATTGGTGGGGCGTCCGCCTTCATCTGTCGCGGCATTACTGTCAGCAGCGCTCTGCGTGTTGGAACTTATCAGCGGCACCTCATTGGCCGACAGGTTCAATACCGTGTTTTCCAGGTACTGCATGTTCTCCACATCGCTTGGGCTGTATCCGCTTGTCGCCATAATGGCACTGCGCACCGGCATTCCGTATTGGCCATCTTTTACAAGGCGGTCATGCACTTCCTGCCGGTTAAAATACGTCACATCTAAAATATTTACCTTAAACTTAACTGCCGTCGAAACACTCTTTAATTTACGGTTAATCCAGCGTTCAATCTGCCGCATCATCGCAAACACAATCATCTGGTCATTCACAGTAGAAAGGTTCAGCGTTGAACTGCTGGGGTCTTCACCGCCACCAAACAAGATGTTGTTTACACCCGCCTGTTTCCACATCGAATTTTCGGCTTTTGCCACATCGTCACTGCCGCTTACAGCTCCACTTTTTTCAAAGTCCCAGCTGCTGATCTTCATCGGACTCATAATCGCGCCAATGTTCTCCGGCAGCACGTTGCACAGCATGTCGTAAAACTCTTTGCACAGGTCGTAGTCAATCAAAAATGTACCGTCATCCCCCACCGGGATCTCCAGCGCCAACGCCTTGTAATTATTCACTTCACTGGCATCCTTGCTGATCGCCCGATAGTCTTCAATATCCGCCAGTGCGCTGAACAAGCTCACAAACGGCGGGATCGGCACATACGTCTGCTCGTTTACTTTCAAACAGATAGAATTTTCACTTGACAACTCCTGCCACTTCAAGCCGGAATCCTTCTGGTACGCACTGTACATCGTGGTAAATTCCGGCGGAAAATTTGGCAATCGCTCATTGTGGGAATCAAAGTAAGAAAAATTGAACGCAAAGTTGTATACACCATCCTCAATGCTGCTGATCTTGCAATAGTCTGCATCCAGCTGCTGGAAGGTGTAGCTGTCGTTCGTTTCCCATGCGTATCCGTAATACACATCATCACGGAACGCCACCATCAACGCCCGGCTGAACTCGTGCCGCAGGTTCATCTTTTCCAACTGTGCCGTCACCGCATAGTAACCTTTTTTGAACTTTTGCAGGTTCACATTCTTGGAATAATCAACGCCATACGGCACCACAATGTAACTGAACGTGCTCATGTTGGCAAAATACTGGATCAGCCGCCTGTAATAGTTCGAAATATTGAACAGGTATTGGCTCATCTGACGCAGCTGCACTTCATAGTTGGCCGGGTTCCCCAAATAGGTAACAATCTGGCTCTTGGTGTACTTTTTATAAGTAGGGTTGTAGTCGCGGTTATTTACCAGGTCGCGGATCTTCACGTTTGCCAGGTTCGCATACCGCACCTTACTCATAAATTCCGTCAATGGCACAAAGCTTTTCTTGCCGTCCGGGCTGATCATGGCGACCTTTTTCTGCTGTATTTCTTCCATATAGCCGCCTCCTTAATGCCGCAGTCTGGGCGCTCTAAAGTTTATTTCAATCTTCTTATTGCGCATAAAGTTTTTGCTCATCATGCGTTCAACCTGCAGCGCAATGTAATAGTTGTAGCTCAGGCTGCTGTAACGGTCCTTGCGTGCGCCGGGCTTCTCATGCACACGGATCAAATTATTCGTTGCTTCATATTCCAGGTTCACCAGCTCATTTACAGCCAATCCGGTATTGATGTACGGCATCTGCAGCGCCATCTTTTCCATGGGTGAAAGCTTGTCGTAACCTTTAATGTTAGCCCGCAAAATCTCTTCGCAGTCATATTCGGATTCCAAAAACCGGATTCTCCCTTGTTGGATTCCGCTTCGCAACGCAATTGTCACGTCGTTATTAAACTGGCTGCTGCCCATGATCGTCCAAATCACCTTGGGTGCCGTCTTGTCGGGGCACCGCTCCTGGAAATCTGGGTTATTGCAGCAGTTCAGCGGTGGGTATGTCTCGCCCGTCTCCGGGTCATAACACTCGTGCATCAGCAGATCCATAATAGGAGCACCAAGGCCCTTTGCGTCAATGCCAATGTAGTCACACTCAAAATACTTAAAGTAACGGCGTAGCTTCAGCACCAAATCCTGCGTAATAATACCCTCGCAGTTTTCGGTGTACACCATGTTGCTGGTACACTTGCCTGTACTGTCCGGCACCAAACTGTTCAAAAAGATGCTGGTGGCATCATTGTCACGGCGCCTAGAACTCATCAGGGCAATATCAACCGTCAAAATCCGCTTCTCGCCGGTCTTCTTGGCCGGCAACTGGCAAGCCGCCTTATTGTTCAAAATCATGTTTGGCGCATAGAACGCTTTTATGATCCTGCGCTGCTTGTTAATGTCATCAAAGCTAAATAGCCCGCCGTCTGTCGTGCCAATAAACAGCGCCTCATTTTCCATGCGGAACCGTATGTCAGAAAACGTCGATTCTGTCATCTCATCTTCTACTTGGCTCTTCAGTAGCAGGTTTTCCTTAATACTCATCTGGTACGGGAATCGGAAACAATAGTAATTTTTCGTGGTGTCAAACATGTTCACAAAGTAATCCTTGCACAAATCCCATGACCAGTGCTGTTCAAACCATGCAGAGCTTAGGTACATCTGCTGGTTGCGTTCCGCCAGGTGGGCATACTTGGGGTTATCCATGTAGCCGGGGTGGCGGATATAGTTCAAAAACTTCTTCAAAACCAGATCCAGCACTTCCTTGTCAACCATGCGGTACTCGTCAATAATCAACAAACTCGCACGGCCGCCACGGGCAGTATCTGCGGCAGTCACAACCTCAATCACACTGTCATTGCGGAAGGTTATCTTCGCCACACTCTGGTTTATCGTTATATCTTTTATCTCACTGCGCAGTAATGGGCTTCGCGGCACCAACTCCTGCTCAATCTTTTTCAGTACCAAGCTGCCCTGGTTTCGCGTTTTGCTCGCAATCACAATCAAGCTGCCTGGGTACAAGATCGCTTTCCAACAGCAGAAAATTGCACATAGGAACGTCTTGCCTAGCAATAATGTTATCCTACCGGCTTTTTATCCGATAGTTCTTATGGTTTCCCATAAGTTCAGCATACATTTTCACCCTCTAAGGGTGCCGGGCACTCGTGGGCGGATTATATTCTGCCAATAACAGGTTCACCGCCTATGCGTTACAATACCTCCTTCTATTAAAAAGGTAGGTTATCTCGGTATTAGCATTTTACAGCCTCTACCGATTTTGTCCGGTTCACTCAAGCTGGTTTCCCAACCTGGGGGCCTAGATTAGAACTATAAATTTCATATTTACGGAAAAGTTTAGGAGCGTCTGGATTGTAATACATCAAAGAACAAAGACTCTTTATCATTACCTCAGATGTAATAACCACCCTGTTCTTCCATTCGTTTTCTTGGTATACACTAGATGTGATTCCTAAACTCAACAGCATGTCCTTGCAGTATAAAGCAAAATCATAGTTAGGAGTTGTGATATTCATCTGATAGCAAATTCGGCCATCTTTCTTTCGCTTATAGTTGTATATACATCCATTCCCGTCAAAATAACCTCTGAAAAAATCAATGAATAAATTTGATGGTACTTTTGGATGTTCTTTTCTATAAGTTTTATTTTCAACAACTCCATGTGAAATTAAATCTTTTGCCATTGGAACACTATACATTCGCAACACTGAACTATGAGTATCGCAATAGCTCTGGATAATAAAAACATGCTCTTTATCTATATCTTTTACTTGAAAGACATTACCAAAAACAGAGTTCAAGCGTTCAAGCATATATCTGTCGTCACGCTGAAGCTCTATGCTAACTTCTCCGCCTCTGCCGTCTTTCTTTAACGAAACCCATCCATCGGCATATAACAAACCAAGCCAGTATGCTTTTTCTGCGGTGTCAATGTTTTGGAAATAACGGTTGTCAAAGCATCTTAACCTTCTGCATCCGAGTTTTCGCCCGCGTGCCTGTATCTGCTTTGAACTATAGCCAAGCCTTCGTGCTATCTCGGCAAACGACATCTCCTGGTAATGCTCTTTTATAAACTGATCCTCTTCTTTTGTAAAAATAGAAGTTCTACCAGTTCTTTTAATCTCCATAAAAAATACCTTTCAAAAAATATAGTTCTAAATGTGTTGACCACGCGCCGCTATAAAACAAAAATTTGTGCATAGCGCCATGCAATAAATCAAAATCTGTTGGAACATCTTCAGGTTTACGTTCAAATAATCCTTGCAAAACCTCTGCGGGTTCGCCCGGTAAAAGCTGGCCCACAGCGCCACGGCATTCATGATCCGGCTTGTCTTATCTTCCGTAACCTCTCTTGCAGTTTTCTTCACCATTCAAGCACCACCTCACTCTCCGGGGGTGCCAAAAATGGCGTTGCGGATACTCTCGTTCTCTTCCTCTTCTCCGCCGGTGTATTCAGGTCGGTGCGCCGTATAAGGTGCCATGCCTTCCTCGTATTCTTTCTGCCACGGGTTCTTGATTTTGAACAGTTCCATCATTGGCCCTGTCACCCAAGTACGGAAATATTTACCAATCCCATCCACATCCCGCCATTCGGGCGCAGCTTCCGGGATCGGCTTTTTGTCTTCCCACTTTTTAATCAAGGTGCCAAAGGTATTTGCCTCTGCCAGCGCATTATCGTTCGTCTGGTTTGGCTTAATATTGGCGCTGCCCAGCAGGTTCTGCAAAGTATCGCTGGCCTCTTTTACCTTCTTGGTGTCACCCGTCTGGTATGCCTTGGTCAGCATAATCTGCGCCATACTGATCGCTTTGAACAATTCTTCCTGCGCCTTGGTGGAGCACTCATACCGGGTAATCCAGTCCTTGTATTCATTGTCCAGCCGCACATACTCGGCCTCGTTGAACCCTGGCCCCCAAAACCCAACCATGCGCTGGCTTACCTTGCCGCCGTTTGGTCGTGTCTCGCTGATATCGCTTACATCATTGATCACCCGCCCGTTGATTTCTTCCAAGTAGGTATCAAATGTCTTGCCATGGTTCTGGGTCATGTTGCAATGTCTGATCCAAGCTGTCATCCGGCTTGTGTTCGGAGCGTGCTTTGCCGTGCTTTTCAGCAGACCCTCGCTGTAATAAATGTCAAACAGCATGCACACCCGCTTCATGGCCTCATCCTCATTGCCCAGCGCCTGGGTATAATGGTCAACCAGCTTATCCATGCAGCTCTTACATACCGGGAAGTAATGGTTATTCCCTCGCCACAGCTCACTCTGCGCAGGAGAAAAATTATCCTTCTGGTGCATAAACCGCTTGCCGCAACAAGCGCAAACAAAATACGCAGGCCCATCGTCCTCTGCCATCATGCGGCGGATCTTGGCCTGCGCTTCTGCGTTTTCTCGTAAAATTGTAGCTTTATTTTTAGAGCCTTTCGGTCTTCCGGCCATGTTCAGTCACCCGCCTTATCGGCGCGGTTCCCGTTCTCATCATAATCACGGAAGTTGTTCCGGCACTCGTTCCAAAACTCCACCACATCCATCAATTTCTGGCTGCGCTTAAACACACAGTAGCTTGTCTGGGTAATGGGGTTTATCTGCCGGCTCTCATAGCTCAAACCAAACGCCTTCAAAAAATTCGTAAGCCGCGCCGAATAACTGCAAAAGTATTCGGGCTGCTTCTTCTCATACTCACCCACTCTAAAAACCATCCCCTCTCATCAAAAAATCCCACGCTCTAATCCAGCGTAATATCGTAACAGCAGTCCACGCCGTAAGCATTCACCACCAGCACGTTCTGCTCCGGTTTATTTCGCAATCTCTTATCCATGCAGTAGCAGTCCGCGCCATCCACACAGCCGCTTTCGTATACTTTCGTATCGTATACAGTCGTCAGGGCATTGGTGTGGCGGTGTCCCATCAGCACAATGTCAGGCTTATCACCTGTCATCATAGTCAAGGTCTGTACCACGCTGCCCGGTGTGTCTTTGTCACCATGCACTGCATACACCAGTCGGCCGCGTACCATAAAGTCCGCAATCGTCTCGTCAATCGTATTCTGGTAGGTTTCTACATTGCCAAGTGCCGCACAGCGTGCGTCCACAATATAACTCACAAGCTTGTCCAGGTATTCACCGTGCTGGTTATCCTCCTTGGCGGGGAACACCCGGTTGTGGTTACCCGGCACACTATAAATGTATACATGTTCGAACATGCGGCTTAGTTCAGCCACAAACCAACTTACGGCTTCCCCGGCGCTGATTACCTGGTCCACTACATTCTCGTTGTTTTCCAACCGGTTGTTTAGGTGGATCTCACCGTTTACCAGGTCGCCGCCCAGCACCAAAAAACAGTTCTGGCCATTGTGGCGCTGCTGGATCACATATACCTTTTCCGCATAGCGCTTCAACCGGGCACGCAGCACCTGTTGGTCAAAGCTGTTGTAAAGGTTCTCAATCTTAACTCCCGCATGCAGGTCGGTCAGGTGAACAATCAGGTCGGTCGTCAGTGCTTCTGTACTAACTACCCCAATGTGTTCAAAAGTCTCCGGCTTATAAGCGCTGAACCGCCGTTCAATCAGCTCTCGCATGCTCTCTCCACGGGCTTGTACCCGCATCAGGCGGCTCACTTCATTGCGCTCGTCCCGTAGCTTAACCTTTTCTTTCTCCAGCTCGCGGCGCTGCTCTTTAATCTCGCCCAAAATCTGCTGGGCGTCACTCAAGTTGGTTTCACTGGCGTGCGCCAGCATGCTGAACGCCTTCCAGTTCTTGCGGTATACGCACTCATCCTTGTCTTGGCCCAGCTCTTTATTGATTACATCCGCCACATCGTCCCAGGTGCCAATCTGGTCCTTGGCAGCACAAATGCGGTAGATGTATTCATTGTCAGTTTCCTTGGCAAGCTTGTGCAGTTCAAGCATTCACGTCACCCCGTGTATTCACAATTCCGGTGCGGCGCTGGTCACGCTCCATCTCAGCCAAAGCTTCCTGCGCAAAATAGTTGTTGGGCAAAGCCTGCAGCACATACGGCAGCTCGTCCACCATCGTCTTGTTCACGGTCGTAACCATATGCACACCGGGGAACTTCTTGCGCAACATTTTTGCTTCTTCCTTAGAAATAACAATCATCTTCAAAAATCTCCTTATAAAAAATAATCTGAGAATAAAAGAACCCCCGGCCATAATGGTCAGGGGCACTCTACCCTCTATAATCATATATAGGGGGTTTTCAGCTTCAAGCGTTACAAGGTATTATTTTTGTTTCTGTAGCGGATCACGCGGGCCAACGTCTTGGCGTTTTTCTCCAATTCCGCGCAGGTCTTGCAGTAGTGTGCCTTGGCATTCCACGCGATCTCTTCCCCACACTTTTCGCAGTACCGGTTGTCAAACAGCCCAATCTCTGCGCACAATTTATCCATATCCAACCGGTTGTTCTCTGCCGTCACATCCCAGCAGTAAACACCTTCGCTTTTGTGATCATAAAACGGGTACTCATACAAACAGCCAATCCGCCCCGGACCCGGCTTGCAAGTAATTCGGTTCAATATTCCGCACTTATCACTCAGCACATCCAGCTCCACCGGCGCTTCATAACCGTCCCACCAGTTCACGCCATCAATATGTATCGCTGTCACATCTCGCCCAAAGCAAGAGCAGAACTGTTTGATCCTGTATCGGTTCATCAGATCCAGCGTGTCACTACCATTCAGCCGGCACATAACAATCACGCCAAGCAAAACCTTCACCTGTCGCTGCGTCAGCCCATAAGTACGGATCGCCAGCCGGATGTAAGTCAGGTCGCTCTCATAAAGGTAGATCTTGTCAACCTGCCGCAGTCCACACTTCTTCAGCTGTTTTTTCTTGTACTGCTGGATTAGGTCCAACCGGTCATACTGCCTTATGTACTTGGGGTCTGTATGGGCCAGCTGCATATCTGCACAAAAATCTGGCTCATACCCACTCTGCGCCAACAGCCGCCGTAACAGCCGCGGGCTTTCATTGTAATCGTCAAAGTTATCCAGCAGCATCTTTTCATTGCAATAATAGCTGTAATACATTACCCCTCTCCTCCTTCAATCGGTTCAATGTTCAGTTCGTTGCCAACCGGCACCAGGGCATAACGCTTACCCAGGTACTCGTATTCACCGTCATCGCACAGCTGCGGCAAGCAAATGTTCACCTGCTGGATGTTCTCCACAATGCCGGTGCCGGCCACCACCCACATAAACTTCTTGCTGCGGCGGGGGTATTTCTGGTAGCAAAGCATCACGGCAATGTTGGCCAGTTCTTTGGGGTCAAGGCAAATCTCTGCACACCGGGCACGGAACTTGTTATAGTACAGCTGCCAGTCAACCTCAAAGTTGGCGGCAAACTCCTTTGTAACACCCTCAGCCTCCAGCTCATCTTTGAACCGGTCAAAGTAACGGCAATGGTGTTCAGTTTCTGCCAGCTCGGCTACCGTCTTATTAAACTCAAAGTAGATTTTTTCAATCGCATCAAAATGCTCCTGGCTAAATCCCACCTCCGCGTCAATCATAATTGTGTAATCAAACCCGTCACTCCTTTTGTGGCGCAGCCCGTCCGCCCACTTTTCAATAACCCAACACATCTTGTTCATGTTGCTGTGGGCGCAGCTCAGGCGCTTCATCCGCTTGTAATACGGGCTTGCATATTTCATAAAATACGGCAAAGGTCTGCCATACTTGGCAATCTGCCGCGGCACCGGGTATAACACACCGGTTTTGGCGAAGTCAATAGCTTTACCGTTGGTTATGGAGAGCAGATCAACATACCGGGCGTATGTCTCTTTCTGCTTCTCGGTTTTTGGTGTTTTGTTGTGGTAGCAGCTCGCGTAATTGGAAATCTCACCAATCAAACTCTTCAAGCTGCGCATAATGCACGCCGTGCGGTTCTGGATCGTGTCCTTCTCCGCCAGCGCAGTTACTTTATCTTCAATGTCAATTACAATTTTTGCGTTCCTGTCCACACCCTTCATCATCAAAGGGCTATTTAATACTAGGACCAAATCCCCGTCGTACACACCTACGTCATTTTTTGCAGGTGTAGACTATATCTTCTACCGGTCTCCCGGCAGCGGTGCGCTCCAAACTGCGTGTCAATAGCAGCCTTGCTCTGGTACACTCATCCCAGATAGTCGTTGCAGCTCGTGTGTTAGCTATTATTCTTTCCAGGTATATCCTTTTACAATGTTATCCATCGTGCTTCGAGACATATGGTATTTAGCAGCAAGTGCTGGGATGTCAGGCGTCATAGTATATTCTTTCCGAATAGCCCTTACCGTTTCCCAGTTTGTTTTAGCCCTGCCATTATCTTCACCAGCATGGCGTTTATAATGCCCTTGCCTACTAGAGTGCTCAACATTCGCTTGGTGTGTTGTCCACTCTAAATTCGATGCAACATTATTCGCCCTGTTAAAATCTATATGATTCACTTCAGGATAACCATTAGGGTTTGGCACAAACTGTTCAGCAACAATACGGTGAACCTTAACCCTTGAATGTCTATTCGTCAAAGTGCCTAGAGTTACTTCCATGTAGCCATCGTGGTTCACACGCTGCTTCAATTCACCGCGTTCTGGACCAATAATTGTTCCGTCATTATATATAAGGTAATCAAGACCATAATAATTGGCTCTCTTATATTCTCTTTCCATCTTTCCACCTCCTTTTTTATAAAAAATCACACAAGCCACAGGATTCTCCTGCCGTCTCTCAGGCAGGCATTCCCTGTTAGCAGCCCATATGGGCCACACCCCTGACGAGGGGTTCACACCGTTCCAAATGCTGTGTTACCACAGCCCCGGACCATCATTCGATCCGCGCCATTTAATCTCTGCGGGGTAATACTCTTGCAATTAACAATCAACGTGTTCACCAACTGGCCGCAATATTTTTCCAGCAGCGGGTTGGTCACGCCCTTCAGGATTACATGCTCGCTCTTGCAAATGTGTGGGTTGCGTTCAATCAGCCGTTCGCCAAGCGTTGTTCCTGTTCTGTCAAAACTGTAAAACTCATCCGCCTCCAGCGCTCCCTTCAAGGGTAGGCCGGCAATGTGTTCCATCAGCATAATCAGGTCAGGCACTAAGAACTTAAAGCTTCCGCGTAGCCACAACTTGCCGCACTTCATGTCGTCCTTATATTTTCCAAGCAGGTTGGTTATGTACTTTCGCACCCCCTCCTCTTTCAGCATCTCCGGGTTCTTCAAAATCGCCGCGCAATAATTATTCAGCGGTTTGTGCCGATCAGCCAGCATGCCCAAAAAGCAGTAGGTGTATACCGGGTCACCGTTCTCAATCTTTTCAACCCAATCAATGCTGTAATCTGCCAGGTGCTCAAACTCGTCCACCGGCAAATCCAGGTCCTGCAAAATCTGGTAGTTGCCGCGGGTGTATAGCGGTTCTGTGTCAATATCAAACTGCCACTTTGCAATGCCAATGCAGTGCTTGTTCTTCTTGAACTGGTACCAGTATTCCTCCCAGTCCGCAATCGTGCCGGTCTTCTTAAAATACTTGTACCCCTTGTACATGCTCTCACACGCAATAATCTTGGGTTCCGCGCCGGGGCTTACATCGTGTTCCACGCCCCAAATGTCTTTGATGAATCGTACCCCGCGTTCTGCAAAAAACGTTTCATAATCCATCTGGTTCAGTACACCCTTAAAGTACGGCATCCGCCACACAACACTGGTCACAGGTGTTTCACTGCCCAACCGCCGCTGTATCTCCTGCATAATCTTGGGGTGTGCAATCCCGCAGCCATCAAAGGCGTTTATCTCAATGTCGCGGGTAGTTTCTGCAATGTCTTTCTGCACCCACTCACGGTCAGCCCCGGTCTTGCGGTCTTTGAACTGGATCTTGCGGTCATATACATATTTAATGTTCTGGTTTGGTATCGTCACAAAGCAGTCCGGCACTACCACAATGGTCGGATACCAGTTCTCAATGCAGTGGCAGCTGGAATACATCAGGCCGCGATAAGCGTAAAATTTACTCAATACTGTTTCCTGGATCTGTATTCCCATCGTGATTCTCACGTCAAGGTCGTGGGCCAACCGCCTGTCCACAAAGCTCAAGATACCCTGCCGCACCATACTGGCGCTGCGTTCACTCAGCACAAACTCTTGCTTTCCAATCTTAAACCCGTGCTGGATCAACCGCTTCATGGCCGCCTTCTTGTTCTGGCCACCCACGCAATCCACAAACACAACAAACCGGTTGTACTCGTTGCTCTCGTATGTGAGCAGCCGGATCTGCCGGAACAGCATGTTATCACCCTGCTTTACATAAAAGCGCTCTTCCTCCTCCTGGCTGATCTGGATGTTATAGTCATGATTGATAATGTAGGTCAGGTTCAACTTTCGCACAATATATAGTGGTGGTGCGAACATTACTCGTCCTCCTTGTTATTCGGGTTATCCTCTTTGTTCTCGGCTTTTTCCAGGTTGTAAATCTTTTCAATGCTAACCCGCCCGCTGTCAAACGCTTCACGGGAAAGTGCCGCCCACAGCAGCGCGTACAAAACTGGCAGCGCCACAAAAATTCCAACCGTGGCCATAGTGCCCAACATCTGCAACGCCAGCCGGATCACCACAATGCAGCTTCCAACCAGCACCATGGCCTTAAATCCCTGCCACAGGTCATGCAGAAAATTTGTCAGTATCAACAAAGTTTCAGCTTCTTTCTTGTTCAAAGTTTTATACCTCCAAAAAAATATTTTTATTGTTGGTTAAATCGCTGAATTAAAAAAGATACTAGAGATTAAATGTGGCTTGCTTTCATCTGGCACAACAATATTGGGGCCGTCATTATTCAATACTTTAATCTCCGGCGTTGTCATCTCTTCTGTCATCTCAGCACCTTCACCTTTTCCCTTTGACGGCTTACAGCTACCAACGGGATACCACCGGGAATGCTCTTTTCCTGGTTTTTTACGGTACCTGCCTTGTGCATCCCAGATGGCCTTAGCAGGGCCTTCTTCATCGCACAGCAGATTCAAAGCAACCATCATATCGGGTTTGCCTTTCACACCAATTCCTTCAGGAATCACTCCGTAACAAGGCGTAACCAACCCTAAACTATAAAGATCTTTAACTGCGTTTGTTAGCGTTCCAGTATGATAACGTAGTTCTGTGGCCACACCGCTTAAAACTCCCACCCACACAGGGAGTGTGCCTGAGCTTTCGTTGATGTAAGTTTTCTGCCACAATGTACGGCGGTAGTTAAAGTAAAGATACACCCTAAACAAGGTTTCCGCCCCACGCCCATCCGGGCATTCAGCCAGAACTAGCTTGCGCAAAACGTGGTACTCTTTACATCCAAGAAGAGCAAAACTAAACGTTCCATTTCCCGTCATAAACACATCTTTCATATCCGGGCAGAAACGGTATCGAAACAGCTCTGAAGGCTTACTAGGATCAAAATCCTCTGTATGCACTACTCCACCCTCTTCAAGATACTGTATCGCCTTAATCACTCGGTTGTGTTGTTCTCTTCTCTTCTTGCCAACCCCAAACGTGCCTGTTGTGTTTGTAATCTCAGCGATTGTAGCAATGGTCCAGATGTCTTCTTCATCCTCGTAAACTGGCACTGCCCGCATATAAAGCGCCAAATAAACGGGTAGGATTTCTTTTACATCTTTCAAAAAAATCAGATCAGCGGGCACCTGGATGTAAAAATCATTGATCCGATCCTCCTTAATAAACATTCTTACTTATCGCTCCTAATCATTAAAATCGCCCTGAAAATTGCGTGTCATTGCTTGCGTTAAAAAGCTCTGAGACCCTGTTTTTGAAGGGTTTGTTCAGAAAACGGCCTAAAAATTGCGTGTCATTGATAGCACTAAGGTTCAAAACCACCCCCTAAAACTGCGTGAAAATAGGATGTAATTATAAATCTCTCGTTAATGTTATAAGCGGCTCGTTTCCCCGGCGTTTGTTCTTGTGTGGGCGCATGAGGTCGTTCTCTTGGTTGTTACTGCGTTCCTGCAAGTTACTGCGTTCCGCTTTCGTAGTTGCGTAAAGGTTGTTATGGTGCAAAGGGTTTGGTTCAATCGCGTCCTTGAGTTCTTCGCGTTTTTTTGTTTGTGTAACCGCACCTCATGACTGTGTGGGCGCATGGGTTCTGGTGGGATCGTTCCTTGTTCTTTTCGTTCCTGGTTTTATACAATCGCCCAGGCCGTAACGTGTCGGTTCAAAAATAGTCCAGGATCGTAGCGCTATCCGTTCAAGTCAAGCCATTGGTATGTTCCTCTGGTTTTCAGGCCGTTGCAGGTCACGGCTCGTTTATTTAGTCCTGGCCGATCCGGTGCTGATAAAATCACGCTCTTTCCTTTTTCGTTAAATAGTTCTTTCAGGCTCGTCTCCCAGCGCTTTTAACGCATCCTGCTGGTTTATGTATCGCATGTCGTATCTCCTTGTATTGTGGCCCCACAGCGCGTCCCTGCGCGTCTCAGGTCATGTTATACCGTGTGGTATCGCAGGTTATGAATAAATCGCTGGTTCAGGCATTACCGGTTCATCAAAACAGCCCAGCCCAAAATCTCCCGGCCAATATTCGCCCTGCAGCCATTCGCTCTGGCTCTGAATAATTTCGTCCAGGTTGTCAGGATCTTTCACCAGGTTCATCGGCATCAACAGCGGCAGGTATTCACCCTCGTCGTCCATGATGGTAAACAGACTGGCCAGATCATCCGCCGTTGCGCTTTGTAATTTTTCAAGCCTTGCCCGGCTTTGCATCAAAGCGCTTGTAGAATTCGCCGTTAATAATCGTGCAGCAGGCACCGTCAAGCTTCAATGTGGCAATGCTCTCATCCGTCAGTGCCGCCTCACAGCCCGGCGTAATCTCGTCACGGATTCCGGTAATCTTGTGGCCACTGAATTCGCGCTTATATAAGGTTGGAATTTTCTTCATTGGTTTTTTACCTCCAAAACTTTGTTAATTATTCAAGTGTCAATTTTGATGCTGCGCATAACGACATCGGCAACAGGGGTGCCCGTCAATGCGCACAGACAGGCGTAACGGCCAATCCATTCATTGAAGTCTACATTCTCGTTAAAGGTGATTTGCACATAGTTGGTAGAATAGCCATGACTTTTCGCCCATGTGTCCGGCGTGCCATTGTCGCACTCCAAGCAAACGTGCTGGAGGTCTGGATCTGATTCAATAAACCAAACCATGCTGACACCCTGCTCACATAGCGTGGCCATCATTTTCCGGGCGCTCAGTTTTGCGCTGCATGTCTCTGCCGTGCTCCAGCGGCTCGTCCGGCTGGCTTGGTACTCCGCGCACGCATCATCCACGGCCTTATGTGCTGCCTTTGGGTCGCTCACATCAATCGTCACACTGCGCAGCGTGGTTGGCTCTGGTGTAGTAGCCGGTGTCCCACATTCCTCCGGCGTAATTAACGTGCAGCAGTTTGGGTCAAGCTTCAGCTCCCTGACCGCCAGCATACCGCTCGGCTGCAGCCACCGCCCATAGGGGATCTGATTGTCCACTACTTTGGTAATTATGAATGTATCGCCCTCGCAGGCCAAATATTGGTGTATACCTGTCCGGTGTGTTTTGGTGATTCGTACCTTGTCGCCCGGTTTTACCAAACAATACCTAGCGGAGCTATTGATGGTGCCTGTGTTGTGATTTTTCATAAATTATTTGCCTCCTTCATTTGCGAAAACTTGTATTTAGCAAAAGTAAAAAAGTGGGTGCTTGCCAGGCACCCAAATTTAATGGGCATTGCTATATAGTAGCCAACTGTGGCACTCCCAACACTGTATCTACCGCCATTGCCGTTGCATCAATCTGCTCTTGGCTCAAGCCAATGTAGCGCATCGTAATGCTCTGGCTGCTGTGGTGGAACTTGTTTTGCAGCGTTTCCATCACCTGGCCAGCCGGCAGTCCGGCCTCTGTCATGGCGTGGTTTGCAGCATAGCCATAGGTCTTGCGCAGGCTGTGGGTACTAATATGCTCTTTAATACCGCACTCTTTGGCCGCTTGGTTCAAGATCCGCCACACCTGGGTTTCATCCAGCGGCTGCGGCACTCCCTTGGGGCTGCGCATACTCTGGAACAATGGCCAGCCCGGCTTCAGCACATTCATGGTTCGGCCCCGCATCTCTTCAATCAGGGCGGTAATCGCGCCTGCTGCCAGCGGGGTAATCAGGTCATTGGTGCGCTTGCCGGTCTTTTCATTGATGATAATTACGCGGTGGCGCGGGCAGTTGTGCTCACAATCCCACACATCATCCACGGTAAGGCGTAAAAGATCGCCCACACGCAGGCCCAGTGTCACACCACATATAAATAAGGTATAGTTCCGCTGCCTGTTATACGGGCGTCCCTGGGTGTGCAGGTAGGTGGCTATGGCGTTAAAGTCTTCGCGGCTGCGGATCGGCTCTGCCGGCGTTGGTTTTGCCACACCATTGGTTTTTACCAGGCTCAGTTTGGGCTGTGCATAGCGGGCGGCACGGGCTTTCTTACTGCGGCTCCGCTGGCGCGGCTGTGGTGTTTCGCGTACCAGCTTATAACCCATGGCGGATGCCAGCTGTTCCATCAGGACGTTGTGGCCATCAGCATCGGCGCTTGCCTGCATCATTGCCATCAGTAAGCTTGCAGCACCTTGTAGGTCCAGCCCACCTTTGGCCTCTGTGGCTTCCTGCATAGTAACAGTGCGGGGAATAAAGTGAGCTACGCTGTTTCTTTTTTTCATGGTGGGCTTCCCTCCTGTGTGGTGTGTCCTACGGAGCTTTATCCTGCGGAGCTTTATCTTATGGTTCTATTATAGCACTGCTAATTACAAGAAGTCAACAGTGGCAAAGAATAAATTTCAGGAGAAAGCGTAACACAGGCTCCGCCTGTATGGGGCGAAAGAATACCCCCTGTCTGACGACAGCGGGACCCAATTTTTGCTCGTAGAACCGGATAGAACCAGCTATACAGTATAAATAGGTAGGAAAACGGCCAACAGGCGATCAGAGCGCCCTGTGATAGCCCTATGGTGCTCGTTATTGGCTGGATCTGGTCTCAAAATGGATGGATCTGCCCCTGGTGAAGGCCCAAAGAGGGCATTTTCGGGGATCAAAAAGCTCCGCCAGAGTTGTTCTGAGGCGTTTTCGAGCGAAAATAATGCGTTTTTTAGCGTTTTGGCGCTGTTTTTGCGTGTTTTAGTGGCTAAATTGTGCGTTTTTATGGCGTTTTTGGGTAAAAAAATAAGGCCCCAAAGGAGCCTAGAAAGCGGATTGTTATGCGGTTTTCTCCGAGAAAGGGAACGATTAAGGAAACAGGGATCTAGAGGGAGGAAAGTGGAGGAAAGGAGGGGCTTGGAGAAAGGAAGAGAGGTGGTGAGGAGGTGGAAGAGGGAGAAGTGACGTAGGTACGTTGGTTTGTGTTTTGAGAGCCTGGAGTGTGAGGGGATAACTGACCAGTTTTCAACGCTCACACGTTATTTTTTCTTTTTAACATACCCCCCTATGCAAACTATTGAAGGTGGTTTGCAAGTAGTGGATTTTTAGCGGTATACCGCTATTTTATGGCCTTCTAACCTGCCGATTTTTGGCGCTTTTCTTGCTTTACAGAGGGTATACCAGGCGCTGTTTTATAGTCCTGTTTATAGTACTATATACCGCGCGGCGTCGTCGGGTCAATTGACCTATACTATATAGTATAAAGTATTCTTACCCTATTTTATCGCAGATCTCCATCTTCTATCCGCAGCACACAACGCCTACACTTTATTTATATACATTTGTTTCATATATTTATAAATTTATTGCAAGTATCTTGTGCTGCGGTAAAGATCTATATATTATAGGTGCATAGGCCGCATGTGCAGCATGTATGTGCAGGCTACACGTTCTACAATACCGCAGCACACAAAAAATGGAGGTACAAAAAATGTTAAACGAAAAAAAGAATGACAAAAACCAGAATGTGATTCTACACTTTAACTTTTCCGCGCCGGCGCAAAAATGGAAACTTGCAGATAACATTCCCCCTGTATACCGCGCGGCTATTGGCGCCGCCGCCGCCGCCGCAAAAGTCGCCTATGATAAACAGTATAGCGATACCCTTCGGGACCTATATCAAGCTATTAACAGATATGCCACTAGTGGAATATGGCCCGATAACAGTACCGCCGCCGCCGATCTAGTTCAAACTATTGTCTTGCATTATGTTGAACTAGCAGCCGCCGCAAAACAGCCGCTTAATAATTGGGTACAAGGCGGGGATAGTAACTTTACTGTTATACGTATATATAAAAAGAGAAGCACAAAAGAGCTCATTCTATTGCAAGGCCGCCGCGCTGTTTTGTCATACGGTATAAACGCGGCGAACAAATGGATTAACAGTCAACGCGCGGCGCGTGTAACCGGTCGTATTACCTATATAGATAGTACCGGCAAAACATGCACAAAAACAGTACCGCTTGAAAGTGTAGAAAAACTAACAGAAGGCAATAATGACGCAATACAGGGTAAAGGTACCGGCTTAACAGAGCCGCGATACAGTAACCCCGACACAATTCAATCGCGCGCGCTGTTTTGGGCAGATATCGGTTATATTTTACGTGATATCCCAGATGGGCAGGATATATGCCATTATACCGCCGCAGGATATACACAGATGGAGATCTCAAAACTGTTAAACTATAGTCAATCAAAAGTTGCTAAAATTCTTGCAAAGTGCCGTAAAGCTCTGTTAGATAATGGCCTTGCACCTTCTACAATATTATAATAGGCCATAATAGGCCGCTATACCTCGTTATGTTATCCCGCAGCGGGATAGTATAACGAGGTATTTTTTTTGTTATGTTTTAACTGCGAATTATTATTTTAGAATTTTCTAAAAATTTTTTTGAAAAGTTGGAATAATACCCCTGTTTTTTTTACGTTATAGGTGTAAGCACTTACACAGCGCGGCGCGATACACAGCGCGGCGCGGTACACAGCGCTTACACCTTCTCACGCGGTCTAGTTCTGACCTAAAAATAAACAGTACATTTTGCTAAAAATGCGGGGCCTGTTATCCTAGTGAAAATGGCAGGGCGAACAAAAAACCGATTGGCTATTCGCAAGTTCGGCTTGAACGAAGCATAAATCGGGCTGGAATCGAAAACTAGGTAAACTTAGAAAAGTTTGCACAGGAAACTGTAATTCCAGACCTCCCCATGCGTTTGATGAACCTGATTCTGCAAACGGATTCTAAAGCGACTGGCATTTACACTGGCAATATCTCCGATGTTATCAGTGTGCCTTTTTGTCCTATCTCCGATGGGGCATTGACTGCTTAAACCCGTTGGCACCGCAAAACCCCGCCATGCAAATGAAGCGGATTCAATCACACAAGGAGTATAAACTTGACTCGGAAATCGAATTCCGCCCCGCAAGGGGTTATTCATAAAACCGAAACAGACCGCCTTTTCGCAAGAAAGGGCGGTTTTGTCGTGTAAGGATTGGCTCTTATACCTGATGAGGGAAAGCATCCCCCACGGAATTGCCAAAATGAAAGGAATTTGACTATGAAAACCGAACTGAAAACCACCGACATGGCCGAACTGAAAACCCTGATTGCCACCGCTGAAAACGAAATTAAGCTGAAAACCGTGGCATATAAGGACCTTCTGGCCGCCGATGACGCAACCCAAAAGGATCTCGCAACCGCTGAAACGGCATTGGCCAACGTGATTGACGAGTACAACGAACTGAAGAAGAACGAAATTTACCTGACCTGTTATCAGGCAGAATCCCCCATGCTGGCCGCCTGCAAGTATGGCGAAATGACCAAAAAGGTGCTGAAGAAAAAGCAGAATGAAAACGGCACCGTAACCATCAGTGTCGATGACCGCAAGGCCCGCAATGCAATCGACCTGGTTGACTTTGAGCATTGCAACCCCGAAAAGGGCACTTTAGCCGTCAATGGCCAGTGGCCCTTCTATCTTGAATCCTGGCTGAAAAGCCTGGCTCTGAACCTTGGCACCGAAATTGAACTCGATGCCAAAGCACAGAATGAACTCGCCGCAAAATATAAGGATGCTGACGGCGAATTCGCTAACCTGTCCCGTAAGTCGTGCAGCATGAAGAGCATGGTTCGTGACTTGCAGGCTATCGTTGATTGCATCGTGTTTATTGATTACGTTCCCAAAGAGGAACCGACCGATGAATCCGATTCCAAAAAGCCGGTCAAACCGGCCAAAAAGCTGAACGCTTTGAAGGTCACTTCCAAGGACATCAACTACATCAAAAACCGCATGACCAAGGCGGGCAAAACCGCTTTGGCAATCCGAATGGCAAGCCCGAAGGAAATGCGAATCATTGTTGGCAACGTCATGTACCACCTGACCACTGGCAAGCCGTACACGATTGAAGCGTAAAGCATAACCCAACCGCTGGCAGACCGGTCAAAGTCTGCCCCTGTTAATGCAGCCCAAAAGGGAAATGAATTGAAAAAATGAATTTTCTTCTGGATGGTCACAAGCCCATAAAAATGCAGAGTGGCAAGCCGCCCGTTGTTGATTCTTTTGCGAATAGGTAGTAAAATGAAATTACATAGGTTTGCCGTTTCGCAAGCCCAATTCCCTCGCAAAATTCAAAACGCAAAGGAGTTTTACAATGGACCCAACTTTTGAATTCGATTTTGAAAACGTTGATCTCGGCCCTGACGCTGACCCGCACGATTCTGTTATTTACGCAATCGGGAAAGCAGTTGAAAAAGAACTTAAACGCCCCAAAACCCTGATTGTAAATCCCGTTCAGCTGCAAAAAATGAATCAGCTGCAAAAAGCTCTCGCAAAATACATTGAACACGCCAAAACCTATCCGCTGAATGATAATGTGACGTTCAAAATGATTCCAAAAGTGAACCAGCATGACATTGAATTTGTTTTGGCCCTCGATGATTTTGTTGACTTCAAAGACCTGATGCTTCTTGCATTTGATCTCGGCGTCAATGTTCGGATCTGTACCGCAAATGAAGATCGCGTCAGAGTTGGCTTTACGATTGAAAACCTTTACATTGAACCGTAACTGCAACTAATTTCAAAATCGAATCCCAAACCGGAACCGCTTTTCACAGAGCGGTTCCTTTTTTATTGCTTGTTTTCATCTCTAAGATGAATTTCATATTCCCCACTAATCAGCCGCCGTATCATCTGCGGAAACGTGCAGTCGAGTTTTGCAAGTATAGCAGAAAGCGCTTCATCATCTTCCTTTACTAAAACAATTTTTCTTTCATTGCGATTCCCCGCAAGTTTTGCGCGCTTTACACGTTCTCTATTAAGCTGTTTGATATGCTCCAGCTGTTCCTCTGCTGTTTTGAATTGCTTTTCCATTCTAAAACCTCTTTTACAACTTGATTTTTCTTACATTATACCAGAATAAAACTATTTTTACAAATCCAAACCATAAAACGAAAGGAAGCCCCCATCATGAAAAAGCTAACAAAACTTCTCACCCGCTTTACCATCTTCAGCGCCACCGCGTGCGCCATTCTCTTCGGCCTTCCCGCCCTGGCCACTCGCCACCCCTTCATCCTCCAGTCAGAACTTTCCCGCCTGGAACTCAACGGTGCCTGCTCTTATGACGGCAAGCCCCTCATCCTCCTGGAACAAGCCTACTGCGCCTATGATTGTTATCACGGTATCGCCCAGTACGTTGCCACAGCCATCTGCCCCAATGAAATCGCCAAGGATTTCACCGCCCCGTGCTATATCGTCACCTGGCCCATCATCCGCCCCTCTGCCGAAAACGAAGAGGACGCCTGCGATTGGTCCGCCCCTGATGGCCTCACCCCCAACGGCGAATATGATTTGGAACGCCGTTATTATTATTGATGTCCAACTTTTTGCACTGGCGTGTTACAACGTTTGGTTGTATAATTCAATCATAAACCAAACCGCAAAACAAAATTATTTCTCCGTTTCCACCAAACTTTTCAAGCTAAAATCCGCATAAATTCTACCATCATAACAAATATCGTGAACAAATTGTAAATTCAAAAACGAATCCGCAAGCCATAAAGCTGCGCAGCATGAAAGGAAGTACCGCCCCATGTCTACCCAAATTCTCAACCTCACCCCGCACGAAATCAACATTGGCACCGCCTCCATCAAGCCCTTCGGCGTGGTTGCCCGCGTCTATGTTGAATCCATCTCCGACGGCGAATTCACCACCGCTTCCGGTACAACCATCCCCATCTCCCACTCTTACTATGGCGATGTCGAAAACTTGCCAAACCCCATGCCCAATACAATTTACATTGTAAGCGCTCTTGTCGCCTCCCGCGTTCCCACCCGCTCCGATGTCTTTTACCCCTGCTGTATGGTCCGCGATACCCAAGGCCGCGTCATCGGCTGCAAAACCCTCTGCTGTGCCGCCGCCCCCGTCCTCGCCGCAGTCCATTAACCTGAGGTGCAAAACGATTCAAGAAAGGAAATTGAACTATGGTTTATAAAGTAACTATCTTGAAAGACCTCCCCAGTATCCCCGCTGGTTACTCGTTCTGTTATGAAGAAGGTGGAAGAGGTAAGGGCCCCGTTATTTTTGAACTTAACAATACAAAATCCAGATATATATCCGAAAGTAACCGCAGCTTCTTGATTGATGCTATCCTGTGGCATTCCAAAAACTGGATGAAAATTGAACCGCTTTACCAAAACCTTGTTGACCTCCGTTGTCCCTGCTGCGGCAACCCTTACGGCATTATTCGTGCTGGCAAGTCTAACCCTTTAACAGGCAATCCTCGTATTAAAATTGAATACAGTTGTGGTCACGGCGAGTGTTCTTTTGAAATATTCTCTTCTAAAGAATCTTCAAGTAAGGAGGGTTAAGTATGATCTCTTATCTTAACGTCAAACAGCTTGAAGCCCTAACCGAAATCCCTTCAAGTCTCGTTATCAATCGCAATGGAACTCCTAACGGAACGATTTTTTTCAAGAAACTTAACAAATCTGCAGAGCCTTATTATAAAATCATTGAATATCTTAAAAAATTTACAATCCCCACCATTGAAACATACGCCGACATCTCTTATATTATCGGCGAGATTTGTAGTCAGCCTCGTAATAAAAAGTCAAATGTCAGTCGTTGGCTTGTTATCTCTAGCAAATGCTATATGAATTCTTACTCTTTATCTATCGCTCCTTCTTGGGATAGCCGTCAGGTCACCGTTGAAGTTCACTTGGAAGATATCCCTAACCGTGTTTTTCTTGTGGAACGTGAGGACAATAAAAGCAGAAATAACAAATTCATTTATAATTTTTATCAGGTTTCAGATACTCCTGTCCCGCCTGCTAGTTATTCTTTTGAAAATGCGATTTTGTTTATGGAATCCTGTTTCAGGTGGTCGCCCGAACCTAAATGCTATGACGCAGTTGTTAAAAACGCAAATTTTGAAGAGCTGAACAATATGCGTAAGATTCTTTCAGCCAGCTTAAATGTTGTTAAGTCCCGGCTCATCGACCTTATCCAAAACGATAAAACAGAATAGGAGGACTAACCATGATTCATCACATCACCCTCTCCCAGCTCCGCACCTTCACCCCTCCGGCCACACAATTCGGCGCCGACAATGAACCCAATATGGTCATCCAGGTCAACCGCGATCCTATGGATTTTCAGCAGCTCACCTCTTTCCTCTATGAATTCGCTTACCCCATCCCCGCTTCCCGTGAGGACCTTCTCATGACCTCCGCTTATCTTTCCAACATCAACAACGGCAGCCGTGAAGGTTTTTCCTCCGGTCATCCCCGCCTGCTTCTCATCTCAAAACTTTCCGGCCAGAGCATTTATAATCTCGACCCTGCCCCTGATAAGATTGATGCTGTCCAGAACGATATTGATACCGACTTGGAGTACAGTACCGCCCGCCTTTTCATCCTTGAATGTGCCGGCAAGGAAAAATGGACCGTTCATCATGTGACCGACCGCTATAATCCTATCAACTTCCGTGACACCCCTGTCATCTCTGCCCTTGCCCGTACCCGCATCCTTGCCGATACCGCAACAGCCTACCACGACGAAAACGATTCTCTTCTTCTCAGCTCTTATGTTGACTATCTCAATTCCCACTTTGAAGCCTTTGCCTGCACCAGCGATACCGAGACCTTAAAGTTGCTGGCTCTCACCAATAAAGCCATCTCCAATATTCTCTATCGCGCCCTTCAAATCGCCGATGAAAACCCGACCCAGCTCAGCCTCTAATTAAATCACTCCACTATAAAAGTCCTGCCCACCCGCAAGGCTTTTTTCTTTTACCCATTAAACTCTAAGCCAAGAAAGGAAATCTACCATGACTGACTTTGAAAGAAAAATCACTTCCGAAAAAGCTCTTGATGCCGCCATCCGCCAGCTCAAAACCCAGGACGACTGGTTCCTTACCACCAAAACCGGTCTGGCAAAACGCATCGTCACCCTCTACGATGAAATTATTGCCGCTGCTGATTTCCCCGTCTCTCTTCCCGTCCGCGATGTCCTCAACTACAGCTCTGCCGCCTTCATGAACTATGTCAAGCTCGGCTGCAACTACATCACCCGCAAATTCAATGTCCGCCACAGCCCCACCACCGTTTACTCTTACGGCTACAACTACAGCAACGAAGCCATTCACGAAAAAGCTTCTTATCCTTACACCATTGATGATTTCTTCGCTGACCCTCTTCGCAAGTCTCTGTTCGTCATCGGCTGCTATAACTACCTGCACGATGTTATTGACGGCAAAATCAAACCTACCAAGATGACGGAAGCCAAAGCCGAAACGAAACCTCTCACTCTCCAGTCCGCCACCACCCTCGCCGCTCCTCCCATCGCACCCACCATTCCCATCACCAAAACGAACACCGTTTCCTGTTCCGCCACCAAAACCTGCGCCGCCTATAAACCCCTACCCCAGAGCCCCGCAAAACCGTAACGCAAGCGCAAAACCCGTTCCTATTCCAAACGCCGGACGCACCGCCCTCTTATATATCTTTCTTTATCTTTATATATAAACGCTATTGACGTGCTGTTTTCAGCCCGATTTTGAACCTTCCTAGTCGTATTGACACGCAACTTTTAGGCCGTTTTGGAACATTGCTTTTACTAACCCACCACTTTACCGGGTTTGTACCGCTTAAAAACGAACATATTTTGTCATCGGCCATGCAACATTCTCACCGCATCAAGCAACATTTTTACGGCTTGAATATTTGCGAAAACTTGTATAATCAAAATCACAAAGTCACCCGCCAGTATGAAACCGCATCCCTCTCAGCGCCCCACACAGCCCCTACAGGCCGTGTTTCCTTGTGGCCATGCAGTTTCTCGCCCGTTTTCTTCTCGTTTCTCACAGCGCATCCCAGCCTTATTATAATTTGTTCCCCGCCCTGCCCCGTCTGGCAGGTTTTATTTCGCCCTGTTATTTACAAGTTTTCACAAACAAAAAGGAGTTGACCCCCATGTACATCATCATCCCCACCCACGGCCATTACGAAATCCGTGACGGCCCCACCTTTATCCAGTCCGCCGATACTTACCGCGAAGCCTGGCATGAACTCGCTTCCCTCACCAATTCCCCAACCTAAGCAATCGTGCATTCCGCACTTGCAAATATTTTTTACATTGGCTACACGCCAAAGAAAGGACACACATTATGTCTACTGTCAAAATCAACGAAACCACTTTCTCCATCACCTCCGCCCTGACTATGGCTCAGCTCAAAACCCTTCACACCAAGGCTCCCCAGGCCCTGCAGCTGACCAAGCCCGGCAAAAAGTCCGGCGATGACGATGAAATCATCTTTGCCATTGCCCCGTCCGCCAAGCAGAGCATGTCCACCTACGGCATCTGCTTCGCCAAGTCCGCCTTCGGCACCGACAATGCCATCTACGTTGAGGACCTGCCCGCCGACCTCGAAGACATCACCAAGGCCAAGGAACATGTCGCCGAGCGCATCGGCTTCGCTAAGAAGCATCTGGATGAAATCGAGACCCAGGCTACCGCAACCCTGGCTCAGCTCAAGGCCGACCACGATGCCATCATCGCCAGCATTGAAGTTTTCACCCCGACCGCCCCGGACACCCCGGAAAACGAAACCGCCGCTCAGTAACCAAAACGGCCGGTGCTCACCCCCACAACAAGCAGCCCGGCCATGATTTTTCTTCCCCAATCCACAATCCAACACAAAAATATTTCATCATAAGGAGATTTTCACCATGATTAACGTCACTATCGTCGATAACCTGCACCGCAACACCTACCCCGTTGACCCCAACACCACCCTGCGTTCCGTCCTGGAAGCTCATGATGTCGATTACACCACCGGCCAGACCAAGCTGGATGGTTCCTCTCTGGCCGCTGGCGACCTGGATAAGACCTTCGCGGACTTCGGTATCGCGGAAAAGTGCTACCTGGTCAACATTGCCAAGCAGGATAACGCCTGATTGATTCCTCTCCGGTGGTGTCTCTTCCCCCACCGGGGTGCTGCCTTACAGGAACAGCCTCCACGCGGCAGGCAGCGGGCAACGCAAACGCGGCCAATCGTTCCAAATCTAATCAGAAAGGAAAAATGAATCACCATGCCACTCCCCAATTACACCGATATTCTCAACACCATGTCGCCCACCATCACATGGCAGGACAACACCCCCTGCCGCACCACTTTCAAAGTAATTTTCACCAAGGCTCTGGCCTGCACGGTCTACCCCCGCCTCACCGCAGGCAAAACCCTTGCCATCCTTGGCGATGATTCCGGCCTCCAGCCTTCCACTAACCCGAATGAATCCCTTCTGTTCTTTGTCACCGATAAAGCCGCCATCCCCGATTCCATCCAGGAAGTCAAGGATATCGGCGCTTATCTCTCTGATAAGTACAAAGTTTATCAGGATGCAGCCGCCCGTATCACCATCGTCCAGTTCCAGCGCGACGGCGGCCTCTACAGCAGTGTTTTTTACCAGCGTGTTGCCTCGGCCATGCCCCGCCTGCTGCCCTGGCTCTTCAAGGATCACCCCCTCACCTCCGATGAGCTCGCTTACCTCCGCGCCCTCTCCATCCCGGATACTGGCTCGGAAACCCTCGCCCGGATGGCGGAGCCTCTTTATAACAAAACCGATCTGCCCTCCAGAGCCGTAGATAAAGCGATTGAATCCCTCTTCAAAGGTACCATTGACCGCCGTAAAGCGGATCTCAAGCGCTCTATTGAAAACCTTTACCGTGATCTGAAAGAAACCCGCGCCCGTATCTCTGGAATTTTTACCAACATCACCAGCATCAACTGTGAGCTGACCGGCCTTGACTCCAAAGATGAATCCACCTTTATCACGGAACTCAAGGATTACCTCCACACTCAAAAAGGTATTTCCGTCGATACTGACGATGGAGCGCTTCTCCTCACCATCACCACATTCCTCTCCAACTATGACCCGGATGATGTCGAAACCTTTATCTTCAACAGTGACCGCCCCTATGAGGATCTTACCGGCGAAGAAGAACACGATGTCCGCATCCTTTTCCGGGCTGTGTTCATTGACCATATCTTCAAAATCAAACTCGCTGCCACCTATAAGCTTAATTACAACTGCCATGTCACAGCCATGTCCGATGAAATCAATATGAACGTTGTTCAGGCTGTTCCCAACCCTCACATCAATCATCACTCCTGCCTCGGTAACTATGAACCCATGCTGGAGGATGCCGAGGATCGCCGAGATTTTATTTCCGCCATTGCCATCTGTCAGCAGAGCGCCAGCAGCATGAACCTCGTCGAAACCATCTCCACCAAATATTTCTTTGATGATTTCGCCACCGCCTATCACACGGATATCCCCGTTATCCTTACCGCTACCGGTGAATCCATCACCCCCAAGCAGGCCATTGAACAGCTCAAATCCGCAAACGATTCCGCTAAGGAAGGAGAATAATCATGCAAGTTATCCACATTGATCAGACCGCTCTGGATGCCGCCATCGAACTCTATCGCCAGCAGCTCCTCACCGGCTCTGTCAAGCTCGCCAAAACCAAGGCAAAAGATAAAATCAACATCAATTTTACCGCTGATGCCTGGGCCAAACAGTCCCGCCTCATTGATGATTTCACTTCCGAAGTCGCCTGGCACGGCCTCATGCGCCAGCTCTCCCCCACCGAGTATGAAATCTATGATATCCTCGTCTACCCCCAGCAGGTCACTGGTGTCACCGTCGAAACCGACCAGGATAAATACAACGACTGGCTGCTCTCCCAGCCCGATGAAATCTTCAACAACATCCGCTACCAGGCCCACAGCCACGTCAACATGTCCACTTCCCCTTCCGGCGTCGATGACGAAAACGAGTCCAAAATTGTTAATAAGCTCAAGGGCAATGATTTTTACCTCTTCATGATCTGGAACAAGCGCGGTGAATTCACCGCCCGCCTGTATGACTACGCCGCCAACAAAATCTACGATAAAGACGATATCTCTGTCACCTACACCGATACCCTCTCCGATTTTGCCGCCACCGCTCAGTCCCTTGTCACCAAAGCCCTGCCCGTCTATTCCACAGCAACTCCTCCCGTCAAGCCCACCGGCGGTACCGTACCCCACGTCGTCTGGGATAACGCCGCCCGCTGCTGGATGGACGATGACGGCAATTATTACGACCACTACCCCACCTATTACGATTATCACACCAACGGAGGTGCCTTATGAATCTTGCCAAAAGCCTGGATGTCTTCTCCCCGCATGATGTCAAAGGCCACATCCACATCATTGGCTGCGGTTCGGTCGGCTCCACCATCGCAGAGCTTCTTGCCCGCTATGGCCTGACCAACTTCACCCTCTATGATTTTGATACGGTGGAAAAGAAAAACATCGTCAACCAGATGTTCTTTGATCCTCAGGTCGGCCAGCCCAAAGTGGAAGCCCTCCGCGATATCCTCTGTGCCATCAACCCGGAAGCCAAAAATGATATCCGTCTGGAACCCTCCGGCTGGAACGGCCAGCCCCTCTCCGGTTACGTTTTTCTCGCCGTGGATAATATCGAGATTCGCCAGAAAATCGTGGATGCCAACCGCTTTAACACCTTCATTAAAGCCATGTTTGATGTCCGCACCGCCCTCTTTGACGCCCAGCTCTACGCCGCCGATTGGTCAGACCCCAATCAGGTCAAAGAATTCCGCGCCACAATGAACTTCACCCACGCCGAAGCCACCGCCCAGGTCCCCGTTTCGGCCTGCGGCACCACCCTCGGTGTTGCCCCCACGGTTCGCGTTGCCGCCTGCTATACCGTCACCAACTTCCAAAACTTCATCAAAAAAGGCGAGCTGATCCACACCGGCCTCTCCGCCCCCTTCAACCTCCAGGGTGAATCCGCATTCCTCGGTCTGTAATCCTGTCGTCTTAGCGTTTCATTAAATTTCGTTTGTGTTGTATACTGTAAGCTTTTTTCGCTTCAGGCTCTTCGGTCATATCCAAGAGCACGAATTTGTTACCCCGACCCACCCAGCCACCTGATCCTGGCCAGCGAACCTGACGGTGACTCCCGACTAGAATATTGCAGTCGCTGAGCCCATTAGTAACGATTGGTCGAAAACTACAAAGTCCAATCCCACACACATTGGACCTACAAAGGGTGCAATAACCCAAAAGGAGCGTCCAAATCAGGACACCATCGCAACAACCCGAGCAATCAGGTGTGCTCAGTCCGACGAGGATAGTGCCGCGGCAGCCTCTATCTCCTATCAGAACACAAACATAACCCTCACATAAGGAGCACTCACATGGTTTACATCACTTATAACTGCCCGGAACGTTTCCGGGAAATGACGTTTGAAGAACTCCTCCGCGGGGATTTCAACCTCGCCAACCTTTCCACCGGCGGCCATGGTGCTACCCGTACCGTCATCTGCAACAAAGTTCCTCCCCGCATTATGCGCATCACCAAGGTGGAACAAATGATCCTCCAGCTCCAGGCGTTCAACCAGCAGTATGAATCCCTTCGCCTCACCACTCCCCGTTCCAGCCTGTACAACCATTTTCCCATCCCCAAAGCTTCCGGCGGCCTCCGCTGGATCGATGCCCCCAATGCCAATCTAATGAAAGCCCTCAAGGAACTCAAAACCCTCTTCCAGTCCTGGATGTTTGCCGACCACCACACCTGCGCCTTCGCCTATGTCGAGGATCGCAGCGTCCTTTCCGCCGCCAAACGTCACCAAAAGTTCGGTGCCTGGTGGTTCGCCCACTTTGATTTCCATGGCTTCTTTCCCTCCACCACGCCGGAGTTTGTCCTCTCCCAGTTTGAACTCATTTATCCTTTCAACCTCATCCTCGCCAGCCCCACCGGCCACGCGGAGCTGCTCAAAGCCATCGACCTCTGCTTCCTTAACGGAGCACTGCCGCAGGGTACCCCCATCTCCCCGCTTATCACCAACATCATGATGATCCCCTTTGACCACGCCTTCGCCAAGGCTGTCAATCATTTTGAATCCGGCAAGCATAACCCGGACGGAACCCCCATCACCGACCGCCTCTGCTACACCCGCTACGCCGATGATATCATCGTCTCCTGCAAAGTTATCTTCAATTTCCATGCTGTCGAGCGCCTCATCGTTCAGCTTCTCTCCCAAATGAACGCTCCTTTCACTCTCAATGAAACCAAAACCCAGTTCCACTCCCGCGCCGGCCGCAACTGGATTCTTGGCGTCATGCTCAATAAGGATAACCAAATTACGGTCGGCTACCGAAAAAATAAAATCTTCAAAGCCACCATTGATACCTACTTCCGCGATAAACAAAAGGGCAAGAAGTGGCCGGATGAAGACCTTCAGTCCTTCCAGGGCAACATTACCTGGTTCAAGGATGTCCAGCCCGATACCACCAAATACATTATCCAAAAGTATAACGCCAAATACGGCCTTGATCTTGAATCCTGTATCAAGGCCGATCTCGCCCCGCCCAGCGTAACCGCATAATCCCAAAAATCAATTTGTTTCAAAGGTAAAGTTTTGTTTTGATTTTTATTTCGAGTCAAAGCCAAACACCCTCCGGTTATATCCGAGGGTTTGAATTTGTCCCCCTGTCCCACCCCCCTGGAGGCGACCCACTCGCGTCGCAGTAAGCACTGCATCCGGTCTTGAACTCCCAGATACACGGACACTGACTTTGCGGGGCATCAGAAAGGGCGGGCTGAGCACGAATATTCAACAAAATAAGGGAGAAACATCGTAGGAAGCACCAATCAAACTCATAAGATCAGTCGTCACCACCGTCCGGTTCCGCCGGCTGCCTCTCATCAGCTTTCACAAATTGATTTTTATTTTATCTCCATTCCGCCCCATGGTTCCGGGGCATTCCCAGGCGCTTCAGCTGTTTCTTTCCTTTCTTAGCAGCTCGTTGCGCCCCCTGTTCGTGCGCCTGGTAAACGCACGGTCATGGTTTTACTTTCCTTTCGCTGGGCCTCCGGCCATCCCAATGGTTGGAGCGCCTGGTAATACCCCGGAACCTGCCCACAACAATGAATTCAGGTGATTTTTATGAAACTTATCTCCCCCGGCTCACGGGTCAAATTCTTTACCATAGGACCAGTTATCAACCCGGATCACAACCCCCTGAAAACTAAATTTCAAATCATCTATCTCTCCGGCACCGTCCAAGAAGATATCGGCAACTGCGTCATCGTCTGGACCGATGATTCCCGCACCTTCCACGTCCCTCATGGATACATCACCGAAATCCAGGACCCCAACGATTCCTTTACCTATAAATCTCCTAACACCGTACCTTCCCCAACCGTTTCTTTTGATGAAATTATTTCCGCCCTCTAATTCATACAGGTGATTCTTATGAACCCTTATTACATTCAACCCGGCACTCCCGTCTATCTTAAAACCTTAACGCTACCTGGCGCAGCCCGTCGTATCCTCCACGGCTTTGTCAAATCTGATACTGGTACTTATGTCGCCGTTGCTGTCCCCAGTATGAATAACAAAACATTTGTCGTCACCCATCCCGCTCTTACTTATGACGATACCCCCGAAGCCGTCACCCCCGCTTCTCTCCCCACTCCTTCCATCTCTTTTGATGAACTTATTTCTCAAGGCAGGTGATTCCTCATGACCCCTTTCCTCCCCGGCTATGAACCTGGCACCTGGGTCGAGATCGTCTCCGCCCCGGAAATGCTCTGCTCCCTCCAGTATGATTACGGCACCACTTTCACCCTCACCGATTCTCTCCCCTATGATCCTATCCTCGGCAAGCAGGGCAAGATCGTTGCCATCCTCGGCAAATCCGGCCTTCTCCGCCTCTACTTTCCTCACAGCGATTCCTACCACATCATCCAGCCAGGCATGATCTCCCGTACCATTCCCGCTCCGTATCCCAGCTTTGATTCCTTTATCGCAAACCTCTAACCCCCATCACAGAAAGGAAGCCTACCATGAATCCTACCTATAAAGTTGGCGATGTTGTCCAAATTATCTCCGAAGAAGAAGTTCGTTCCCATCCTACGGATGATTGCGGCAATTTTATTCTTATTCCTTCTATTTACGGCGCAAACGATTCTTTTCACAGAGATAAACTTCCTGTTTGCGGCTGTCCGGCTGTTATTACCCGCATTTCCAAAGGCAATGAAAGGAACCTATACGATCTCACCCCTCTCTTCGCTGAAGATAGAACCGTTTTTAACTGGAATGACTGGTTTTTCTCCGCCGCTGAATTTCACCCTCATATCGTTTCTCCGCCCCCGGTTCCTTCCATGTCCTTCGATGATTTGTTGAAAGGAGTTGCACAATGAATTTTCCCACCTACCCCATTGGCACCCTCGTTCAAATCATTTCTGCCGCAGAGTTTGACGCTCTTCCCAAAAATGATGCTGGCTGTGCGCTGTTTCTCGATCCCCTTCCTAATGGTAACGCAGATTTTATACCCCCTAAACGCCGTTCTCTTTGTGGCGGCATCATGCAAATTGCTCGTAAACTTGACGCTTCTGGCTTTTACTTCTTAAAACCCTACGATCTCTCCACCGCTGTCGATCCCTCCGCCGCTGCCAAATTCTCTTGGAACTCCGCTCTTTTCTCCCCCAATGAATTTCACCCCTATGTCACCTCGGTTCCCGTTTTCTCTGTTTCCTTTGACAATTTCCTGAAAGGAGGCATTTGAATGCCAGCCCCCTACCCCACCTACCACGTCGGTGATCGCGTCATCGTCCGCCAGTGGGATGATATGATGGAAGAATTCGGCTCCAATCCTTACGGTGATATCACTGTTCATCCCAATAAACTTTCTTTTATTCTTGACATGAAACCTTACTGTGGCAAAGAGTTTATTGTTGTCAAAATCGTTCATGATAAAGATCTTCCTGATGAACCCATTTATTTTCTCAATTATTCACCGGATGTTTATGTAGACCTTAATGATGGTGATTCTCCTCGCGGTTGGTTTTTCACCTCCGCCATGCTCCTCCCCGCAACCCTCCCCAATGAACCCCAAAACCGTATTCCCACCCCTTCTATTACCTTCAATGATTTACTTCAAGGAGTCCAATAACTATGGATACTACCTTTAACCCCAATGACTATCCCACCTACCAAATTGGCGATCGAGTTACTATTCGCCAATGGGACGATATGGCCTCTGAATTTGGTTTGAACGTATTTGGTGACATTAAAGTCCCAAAAGCTTGTTTCACAGAGCCTATGAGAAAATATTGCGGGAAGACACTCACCATTGTCCGTAAAAACCACTATCTATCTCCGAATTCTGATTGTTACTATTTCGGCGGTAGCACAATGGTTTTTACTTCCCTCATGTTTGAACAATCTTATCCCACAGTTGTCTCCTCCACTCTCACCTTTGATGATTTATTGAAAGGAGCTACCGCTCAACTGTCAAATCCTCAACCATAAATACTACGGCGCTTCCATGGCTGATTTTGCCAACCACACCCCGCCGTGCCCCAACGATCAACCTCAAAAAATAAAACAGCCCAACAAGGTATAGAATCATTTGCTGATCTTATTTCAGTTCATGCTTTCACTCTTCGGTTATATCCAAGAGTTCGAATTAGTTACCGCCTCCCCCTCCTGGATCGTAGGTGCCTTCTGCAGACTGAGCATCTCCACACGAATTCGATATGACATCAAAAGATCTGTCACAAATCAAAAACAACGATACTACGTCCGTCACAGATCCAACCGTTCGATCCACCCAAGAAGACCGTTTCCCACCAGCTTGTTCCCTGTTTTATTTTGAATCTATTTTTTTTACATCAGAAAGGATCAACCATTATGACCAAACTTACCTATACCCTCGCTATCATTAACGGTACTGTCTGCTATGAATGTCAGCCCTCCACCCCGCACGCCTTCTATTCGGGCGGCGGCTGGTTCGCCCCGTTCTGCACCGTCCTCGAACTCACCCGCAAAAACACCGTCAAAGCATAACAAATATCCAATATCTATTTATCCCATATCACAGAAAGGAACTTTCAAAATGACTCAAAATCTTACCCTCGTTACCCAAAAGCCTTTTGGCTCCCTCACCTGCAACTTCTATAAAGATGATGCCATTGAAAACGAATTTTATATGACAAGGCGTCAAATTGGTGAAGCACTAGGCTATGTAAAAGCTGATGATGCTATTCAGCAAATTCATGATCGAAATAAAGACCGTCTTGATCCACTTTCAACAACCCTCACTTTGGGGGGTGTTGAAGGAAATAGATGGGTAAATCGAAATACCCGTGTCTACACTCTCCGCGGTGTTATGGAAATCTGCCGCTTCTCCCGCCAGCCCAACGCGGATAAATTCATGGACTTCGTATGGGACGTTATGGAATCCCTTTACCATGGCCGCAGCGTCCTCGCCACCCCGGACCAAACTTCCGCCGTCGCCATGCAAACCATCCAGGCCCTCGTTGATTCCACCCTCAAAACCCAGGCCGAAACCACCCGCTGCATGGTCACAATGACCTCCACTCTCGCCGCCCTCGCCAACCACTTTGCCGGCGCTGTCCCCGCTCCGCAGCCTGCCCCGCAGCCCGTCACTGTCGCCTCCAAGGATTATGCCGTCCATGATGAACCTGCCCCCAGCCCCAAAAACGAATCCACCCCGGCACCTGCCCCGCAAAAGTCAAATGTCTCTGTTGCTGTAACCTCCAAACCTGTATCCGCCCCCGTCACCTGGCGTGATGAAGTCTACCAGACCATGGATAAAATCATTCGCAACGCCCCGGAGCTTTACTCCTCCCGCCGCGATATCCTCAGCCAGATCTACGCCAAAATGAAACGCGATTACGGCTTTGTCCAGGAGCAGGAGCGCATCAACTACCGCAAGTCTCACCCCGATGCTTCTTATCTCTCCACCATCCAAATTATCGAATCCTCCACTACCTACCGTGAAATCTTTGATTCTATTTTGAACGATCTCTATAACGATGCCATCATCAAGCACGTCCGCAAAAACGATTCCAACCCCAACTCTCAGCTTCCCATCGGTGTCCAGCGGGAACTCGGCCTTATTAAAACCGAACCCTGCATCATCAAATCTCCGGCCACTTCCGTTCTGGATGAACAGCCCGTTCCCGCCCCCCTGCCGGATGAATCCGCAAAGCAGCCCAAGCCCGCCCCTTCTCAGTCCCTTTTGGATGAACGTGCTGCCGCCATCAATGCCGCAATTGCTAAGGCCGCTGCTATCTACTATGATACCTCCTGCAACTTCTCCGTCACCTACCGCAACGTCTATAAAATCATGAACACCGATTGGAACGAAGCTCACATCCAGTTCCGCAACCGCTATAACCGCACCGCCCAGCAGCTCAAAACCCTTGTCATGTACAGCGGTGTCCTGTTTGATCGCTTCAATGCCGCCGTCAACACTTATATTAACGCCGCATCCAAGCCGGAAGTTGAATCCGCATCCAAGAAGGAGGCTTAAAATATGTCCACCCTCACCATCCCCGTTCAAACCAAACAAACCCTCACCGGCACCTACGCCAAGTCCGGCAATGATCTTTATTTCATCTCCGAAGAACCCGACCTCTTCCCTCCCAACCCCCGCACGGATTGGGATTGTTACTCCACATTCTATATCGCCCCCAACCGTTATTTCTCCGGTGATATACCTGTCAGCGCTTTTGTCCCTGATGTCAAAGCCGGCATCGAACCTGAATACGTCAAACTCCCTATCTATGCCTACGTTCACTCCGCCATCGCTCTCTCCACCACGCCGTTCCATGATGATTTTGATTCTGGCTGCTGCGGTTTCGCAAGCTGGACATGAGCCTGAAAGACCAGCGG